ACATGCTTAAAGATTCTCCTTTATCTTGTAAATCTTTAACCCATTTTACCTTTCTTTCCGGCTCATTACAATTTAAACTTTTATGCTCAGAGAACCTTCTTTTTATATTAACCGTTTGTCCGATATATCTAATATCTGATTCTCCACCAACTAAAGCATATATATAAACCGTTCTTTCCATAATATTAAAATACAGCAAATTTTACTTCATCGTACACCAACTTCAACCTTCCTACAGTTTCTTTTATTTCTTTCAAATATTCTATTATACGTGCAGAATATCCCGAAGACGTAGCAGAAGCCGTTGTACTTATACTTTGACTTAATCCATCTATGCTTAGAGATTGTCCGGCAACACCTGCAATACCAAGAATCAAGTCACCAGCAATTCCCAAAGGTGATAAAGATGCAAGTTTTCCTAACAGATTAATCAAGTCCATAGGCATCTGGTCCACGTCCCATCCGGTTATATACTGCACCCTCCAATAATCCGGTATATACTGGAAACGCTGCATACCAATCTGAGACGTTATGCCTGTCAATATTATTTCCGCATTTCCCTGTGTCGTGGAAGACCCTGTAGGAACAACACTCAGCCTTCTTTTCCCTTGTCCCATACCACTGTCATACTCGCATGACAGCCATCCTTGGGGGTATATAATCTGCTCTATCTTATTGAGCATCCCAATCATGCTTAACGGCTCCCTTACCGGATATGACGGGAACAATATAGGGAATTGCTGCCAATAGTCCTTTTGGTAATAAGTCAAAGACTGGTCGATTAACTGCTTTACAAATTTCAAATTGAACCAATTCTCAACCTCTCTTTGTGCTGATTCTATATAGGAGCGCATGGATTCGTCCGTAAATGATGCTCCCTGCCCTCCGTCAATGGTTATTCCGTATAAGTATGTCTGCCATATCTCGGCTACAGACAGCACAAGTCCGGAATTTTTCTTGTATTTTATCGTAAACGTCAATCGACCACCCATCTTTGTAAAATATTTTTATTTAGACAAAATCATATCTATAATTTCCTCTTTCTTTTTGCCTTTAAGGTCTTCTTCCTTGAAAGAACCTCCGTCTTCTGTCATTGCAAGTTCTTTCAGTTCGTCAACCTTCATTTTCTTAAGAGCCGTCTTTACCTCGTCGTCCTCTTCTTCCTTAATAGAGGCTTCCTGCTTTGCTTCCGGTTCGGGGACTACTGCCTGCGTCTCCTTGTTTCCTGCTTTCAAGTCCTCGACGCATTTCTTCCATACTTCAATTTCCTTTTCTTTCTTGGAAATTTCAACCTTCTGCGCCTCGACGATATTCTTAAGACGTTTTATTTCCTCTTCATATTCCTTGTTCCCTTCTTTCACTTCCGAACGAAGTTTTTCTTCAAGGCGTGTTTTGAATTCCGGTTCCTCACCTTCCTTGTAAATATCGGGAAGTTTACGGCTTACTATTTCTTGATAGAGTTCTTCCGATACTTCCGCTCTACCGTTAACAAACTGTACCGGGCCACCATTAAGTACAATTCTATGGTTGTTATACACCCGACTTTTTAAAATCACTTTTTCCATAATACAAACTTTTTAAACAAAAAGGGAAGGAGTTCAATTACTCCCTCCCTTTCACTTTTCACTTTTTAAACTTATAAATCTATATCAAGCCAATTACAAGCCCTCCTCACCAATGTTAACGATACGTACAATCTTTGCAGGCTGATACAATACCGGGGTACCGTAGTTCAGAATTGCAAAGCGCTTGCTTGGAGATGTAACAGCGAAGTCCATCTTCATAGTATCAGCAAACTGCAAGTATTCGTTAATCTGACTGTCATTGTAATATACCAAAGCAGACTTGGTACCTGCAATGATACGGTTGCGGTCACGTACACAATTTGCAGCGGCACCGTCATAACCTGTTGCCATCTGTGAAGCCGGAACCTCAAAGATAGGATAGTATTCAGTGTTTGCATTCAGAACCGCATTCTTCTTGGTACGGTATACCACGAAGCAAGTAGCCGGATATGCACCACCCACACCAGCAGTAAAGCCAAATTCTACTGATTCAGAAGCAGCTACAGCCTTGGCACCAGCAGATGTGATATTCAGAGGTGCAGATTCACCATAACGATTCTTTGCTGTTACCAAGTAGCCATAAGAGCCAGCATGGTTGCCGAAATTAGTCTTGGTATCGGCTGCATTAACCTTAATGGCAGTACCAACAACCGGAGTAACCGGAGCTTTAGCACTTGTGGCACCCTTGCCTACCATAATAGGCTTGCGTTCGTCGAAGAAACGGTCATTCTTGATGTTAATCTTACCGAACTGAGTTGTAACGTCGTTTACAGACTGTCCCATTGTTGCACCAGTTACAGAGGCAGCAAGACCTACAATAACTCGCTTGCTTTCGTGGAACATCTTAACGTAGTTGTTGAACACAATCGGGTTAGAAATGATGCGGTCGATATAACCGTTATAAACGTTCACTACAACGTTTGCAGCGTCTTGAATCAGACTGTCATTCAACACAGAACCTTGTGCGTCGATAACTGCCGGACTGTTGAAATAACCGTCTAACAGTTGTTCAGAAGTCTTACCTTCTGCCGTGCCACCGTCCATTTCGTTGATACCCAACATGTGTTGACGGAAAACACCGTCGAACTGCTCAGCTACACAAGAAGAATCAGCGTCAACAAGACGTGTGTCGATAATGGTACTCAGAAGGATAGTCTTATTCTCGACTTCTTTCTGATACATGTCCATATTGCCAGCCAATTTAACCAACATTCCCGGATGTGTAACCTGTCCGGAAACACCCATAAACTTGGTTACAATTGATTTACGTCTGTATTGAGAATCGGTTTCCTGCGGAGTTTCACCTTCTGCATTGAAAATACCAACTTCCTCACCATACTTGTACAACTGGTTGTACTGGTGTACAGTGTTGTCAATCTTATGTTTAGGCATTTCCATGTAATAAACCAACTGGTTCATACGGTTGCCCAGAATCTTCAAGACTGAATCCAGGGATTCAACTTTCAAACCACCACCATTGTTGATTTCGTTGTTATACTGCATTCCGGTCTTAAGACCTGCTTCCATCGCTTTCAAGATTTCTGCCGAATCCATGCCGCCCAGTACATCGCCAGTACCGTTTTGATTGCTATAATTATACAAATCCATATTCTTTTTATTTAATAGAGTTTATTTCACGAATTTTACACCATTCTTTTCGTACATGTAACGTGCAAGATTTTCACCCACTGTTTCAGCGTCCGGATTGATAAGGTATGCAAGTGCATCACTTTCCAGTGACTTAGCGATATCTTCCGGTGCTTCTTCCAAAGACTTTTCAATAAGCTTTACGGCCATAGGTCTGTCTTTCACTACATTAACTTCGTATTTACCTGCTTCGTCCTTTCTTTCCTCGAAAGATTTCTGAATAGCTGTCATATTGTTAAGTCCTTCTGAACGGAACATAGGAGTAACGCCAGACATTTTGTCCAATTTGTCGTTAATACCATCCACTGTTTCCTGGAACTTGTCAATAGACTTTTGGAAATTCTCCATCAAAGGTGCAAATACAGAACCCAATGATTTCATGATGTCTTCCTTGTCGGATTTCTCCACTTTTTCACCTTCTGCATCCTTATCCTTGGCGGTATTCTTTTCGTCTTCCTTCACCTTTTCTTCGTCCTTAACGGCTTCCTTTTCCAGCTTATTGATATCCTTTTCCTCTTTGGTTTCGGATTCATGGTCTCCTGCTGCTGCTCCGTTTTCAGACTTTTCGATTTTCACGTTCGCCATAATGTACTCGTCAGAAAATCCCATAGACTTCATCAGAGATACGATAGGGTCGTTCAAATATTTTTCGTCCATCTTTATTAAACTTTTAATTGTGTACAAACTTATTTATTAACGGTTCTCAAATAGTCCTTTATAACGTTCAATCCTACATTACCGTTCAGATAATAATTATAAAGCTCTTGAAATCTTTCGTCTCTTTCCACTATGATAGGGTTAATGGTAACGTTGAAAGATTTGTCTATTTTTATATTATATCCGTCCTTCTGTAGCTCTACAAGAACGTTATTAGAACCGTTGTTAATTTCTTCTTTATTGTCCTCTACGAAATCTACTGTCTGCACGCCCTTTACTATATCGGCAAACGAATTTGCATTTACGGGCGTCATTGTCATTGCTACGTTTGTTATGAGCGCTTTTGTCACCTTTTTAGGATTGTTCTTGTCTCTTTCAAGTGCTCTTCCTTCAACGGAGAAACCCGGCTTCCGGTCTGTACCGCTTGCAAGCATTTCCAGTGCCTTGTCATAAAACGCTCTTGCTTCCGGTGATTTCTTCCATAACTGGCAACGCACGTAGAACTTGTTATTCTTTACATATGCGTCTAATGGATGTCCTATCCAGAACCTTGATTTATTGATAGGACTTCTTGACGGCAAATGGTCTAAATTGATTAGACCGTGTTTTAAAAAGCGGTCTATTACAAATCCGTTAGGGTTCATAGATTCATCCTCCGAATCAATGGAAGAATCAGACGCTAAACCTTCAAAAATCATCTTTTCGTATCTTCTATCGTCCCCTACCGGGTAATCCATAGGATTGAAATCTGATTTCTCAAAGTTTGCCTCTGTGAAAAAATTGAATTTTGAATCTACCTCAAACATCTTTTAATACTCTGTAATCCAACGAATTGAAATAAACATGTTTCTGTAAATATCTAATAATCAATATATTACAATAACTAAAATATATTTACAGCTTTACCGATTCAAATGTATGGATTTTTATGCAAATAGCCAAAGTTTTATGCAAAAATTATTCACCCTTGCTTTTTAAGTAGTTGTCTACGAACTTATCGGATGGCTTTGTATAATTCTTTTTACCTTCCGGTACCGGGTATGCCCATTCATAGAAATACTTCTTTCTGTCTCCTTCTCCCAGTTCTCCGATTACCGTAAAGCCCTTTGCCCTTCCGTTACTTCTTTCTTGTACAATCTTCTCGAACTCTTCTGGTGGTGTGGTTGAATTTTCCTGCTTGAATATATGGTTGTTCAATTCTTCCATCACCCTGTCCCTTCTCTCCTTCTTGCTTTCTTTTTCTTTCGCCTCTTTCTCCTTTTGTTCTTGTATCTTCTTCTCTCTTTCCTCAACCATCTTTTTATATACACCGCTTTTGTGTAAACTTTGGTCGAACATATTATTTACAATATCTCCCAATATCCCAAACTCCGATTCTTCTATTCCAATACTGTTAACAACATCTTCAATAAACTTTGTATGCTTAGAAGGTATATACCTTTCATTATAATATCTCTCCAATAGGGTTTCATCCTCCAGCATCTTCTTTAACTTCTCATTCTTGTGGACTTCCCCATTTATCCTTTCAGCGTCTTTAATGATATTCTGAATATCTTTGGAAGTGAACCCGTATGCCGTATCTATATCAACACTAAACCCGTCGTTTGAACCATAGGGTTGAATATCTATACCGCCTTTCTCGTCTGCATTCGCCTTGGTGTGGTTGGAAACACGTATCTCATAGCTTCCTTTTCCTGTCTCAAACTTAAAATAACTGCTCGCGGTTGTTTTCGCCTTGTTGTAATCGTAATCTATGTTATTCTTGTTCAACCATGCTTTCAGTCCCTTGGTAACTGCTGCCGGGTTCGTTCCTGTCTTCTCTATGGACCTGTCACCGCTTCTGTTAATGACCTGGTTTGTCGATTCTCTTTCCTTTTCGGTATATATGTATCTGAAACCGCCTTTTCCGTCCGGTTCTTTCCGTACATACTTGTGCGATACTGCCTTTTCCAGCTTGTCACACAAAATGCTTTTCAGTATATCCTTTTCCATGTCTTCCTTTAATAAAAAGAAGGGGTGTTTACACCCCTCCCCAAAACAATTAATGCAATTGTAAACGATATTTAGTTTGCTTGAGTGTTGCCATGAAGTCTTCTACCCACGACTTTTCCCCGGCATATTCGGGGTTATTGTCAAGCTTGGAATAGAATTCTCTTGTACGGTCTATAATGAGGTCCACCAATTCTATAGGGTCGTTGACCTCTATTTCTTCACCGTTTATCTCCCCGTCCTTGAAACGGCCGAAACCGCTTTGTCCGGCTTCCATTATCTTATCTTCATAGTCGGAAAGCTCCTCTAACAAATCGTCCAGATACTTGTGCTTGGCATTGTCTTCCTCTTTCCAATGCACATTTTTTGAACGCGTCTTAACGCCTTCCAGGAAATTAGCGAAATCGGCAAACACCGTATACATACTGTCCTCCTTCTTTGCCTTTTCCAGTACATCGGCTTTCACCTTCCCCTCTTGAATCATTTCGGAAATAACACTTTTGAATACCGTCGCGTCTTCCACAGAAGAAAACTTCATGGAAACCGTCAGTCCGTCTTCCGACTTCTCTATTTCCTCGCTGTTCGTTTCTTCGTCCGTAGTTTCCGTTTCCTCGTTCTTTGCTATTCCGTCACCTTCCGGGCCTTTTGGCTTGTCGTCCAAATCTTCCTTGCAAATAGCATTCGCATCGTTACAGTCCATCGTCTTTTCAACTTCCTTACTTTTCCAGTCTTCCGGCAATTCGCTTTCAAGACCCAGTTCTTTAGCACGTTTCTTAATCCACGCCTTAACCTTTTCTTTCGGCATGTCAGAAGCACCGGACAACTTAATAGCGTCCTTCAAATCCTGGCTATTTCTGATAGGATATTTCCCATTCGGCATTGCCTCTCCTTTCTTTGCCAAGTCCTTTCTTTCACTGTGTGAAAAATCGGTCTTGTTGTTCGCTTTCCGTATCTCCTTAGGGTATTTCTCGCACACGGACTTTACCACGTCTTCCGTCACCTTCTTTTCCTGGAAAGCCTTCATCACGATTTCTACCGGGCTGGGTTTCACTTCCAGACCCAAAATCTTCTTGATATTGTCTTTCATGTCAAAGATAAAGTCGTAGTCTTCCAGTTCAGTAACCGGGTCAATCCACATGCTTCCGATTTCTTCCTCACCGTCAACCACCACAAAAGCCGGGGATTCATCGTCGACGTGTCCCATGAAGTAATGGATTTCCGCATTCTTCGTTTTAGCTACACCGACCTCCATAAGAGTATCTTCCGGAACGTCTATCCCGGTCTCCTCGAAAAGCTCTCTTTGTGCGGCTGTACGGAAATCTTCTCCTTCGTCAACATGTCCCCCAGGTATGCACCAATCGGGTGTATAGTTCATGTGTTCCCCTGCTCTCTGTAAGATAAGCAACTTACTGCCTCTGAACAAAAGCACGTCCGCATACTTGACTACCCCGGTCTTTGCCTTCATGATATCATCGTATGCGCTTTTGGAAAGCTTCTTACTTTTCCATGCTTTCTTTGCTACATGAACTGCATATACATCCGCAATGGCTTCCGCTATATCTTCGTCTTTCTGGAATGCGGCAATGGCCTTGAAAACCTTGTCCCTGTCTTTCTGCAATTGTGCAACCCGTGAAGTATGTTCCTTCAAGAACTCGTTGTATTTCTCTTCCGAAATCTCTCTTTCGTCCTTGTCAAGCAGGGAGAAGCTTTTCAATACCTGGCTTCTTTCGGCAAATTCGTTTGCAAGCTCTTCTGTTCTTGCTTCTATCTTTTCGGAGCGTCTCAGCAACTCCCTGTATTCAGACACCTTTTGTTCTGCTGTCTGTAAATGAAATAATTTCTTTAAATTCATAGCTACAAATTTTTCTGCTAAAATACGAATTTTGCACAATCTATCCAAAAATACAGACATTATCAATATAATAGGAAGTGTTTTTCTTCAATTCGGGCTTATAAAAATACCTGTTAAGTGTCTCCACCTTTTCTATCCGGTCAATCCTACCCCTCTTGTTCCCATACAGAACAATTCTGTCGGAAATGTTCAATTCCTTTACTTTTACCGGAACAAGATAGTTCTTTCCATACGTCCATACCATTTGTTCGCCCGAAATCCTGTTAAGAACACCTTCCTTGCCTGCATTAAAATAGATGTTATATACTGATTCTCGTGGCTTCATTTCGCGTACATACAGACCTTCCACAAGCGTATAGGAATGTCTTGTCTTTACGGCTTCATTAATCCTTATATCCTTTAGGAACTTTTCGCCTTCAAGCGTCCTTATCTCCACAAACCCGGTATTGAACCCTCCTTTCCCCATAATCAATGCTCTGTTTTCAAAAACAAACCTTCTTTTGTTATAAGCGCATATTCCGGCCCAGCCTGTATGTTGTACAGTTTTCCTTCATACAAGGACAAGCCTCTTTCCATTATCTTTATCGCTCCTGCACCCATGTGCATGTATTCTGGATTGTCATTATAGAACTTTACGTATTCCTCCACATCCCCCTGTTCTATCTCTTTATCGGGACTTCTTCGACTGCTTCCTCTGTTTACTCCGAAACAGTCTTCATCAGTCCATTCATCAAACGTCTTTTCATCAACAAGCGGTATCGTCACTTGATGCGGCATAGTGAACGAGAGATGTTTTGCGTCTTCACATACGGAGATTACTATCCCCTTTTCCAATACAACGTTTTCCATCTCCCCTTTGAAATTGGTGCACTCCACTCCCTTCTTGAATAGGTTCGTATCATTCATCATACAATAGAGTAATACATACTCGTCTTCCTTTATCTGGTCCAGACGTACCGGGATAACCTCCCAGTTGTACACATCCACCTCTTCCGTGCTTTCCTTGACACGTTCCTTTGTTACCCTTGTCTTCCGTAGGGTCAGAACCTCTACATCTCCCTTATATCCGAAAATCATACCTCAAACACTTTGTCTCCAACATATATTTTTACTTTACTTTTTCTCTCTATCTGTCTCTTGTATGGTTCTTTAGGCGGTTCAAATGAATGCGTCTCGTCATTCCAAACCATACCTTTAGGCACCTCCCTAAGGTCACAGCGGCAAAAAGGGTGAACACTATTTAACACTGGTTTCCAATCTTTAACTTTCCTCCCTATATTGTCCCCATTGCTTATAAGGTCTATAAGCTTGAATATCCTCGGTTTGCTTCCTATCCCTGCTGTGGTGTAAAACTTTATACAGTGCTGGCATGCTCCACTGAACACCTCTTTATATACAAGCGCATCCGCCCCCTGCTCCTTCATTATCTGCTGGGCTACCCCGGTCTGATAGATGTTCTGCATCTCGGTTTCCACTATACGCCCCCAATCACGGTTCCAGTCTTCCAAGGAATGCCCTATATTGCTAACAATATTCTGAACGGACTTCTTTTTCAAGACACCCTCTATCATCTCCTTCTTTATCGTTCCCAGCTCCAGTTGTCTCTGCTTCTCCACAAGGGCTTTCACCTCTTCTTCCGATACGGCATTAGACATTATCGTTTTGGCCCGTTCTCCCATCGTCTTTATATAGGAATATGTGCGTGTTGCTGCCGCATAATACACTTCCTTTTCCAGGGGTGTAAGAACTGCCCATTGGTGACGGTCTATATACTTGGTAAAATCGTCAAAATTGAGTGTTGATAATTGTGCTGGCGTGAGTTGCGCACTCAATCTCCCAAACAGATAGGATTGGAAATAGGGTGGTAACTTTTCTATCTCCCTTCTCCATTTATAGCCATACCGCCTTAACAAGGACTTGTCTTCCGGTGTCAACAGTTCATCCCCCATTACATCGGCTACAATCCTTGCAAGACGGTAGTCTATTATATCATACAGTTTTTGTATCTCTTCCGGTGTGAATATCATTTTCCAACCGTTTTTATCATTTCTTTTATAAGCTCCTTTATCATCGCGTCCGATTGTGTAGCGAACATGGTCTGTGCAAGCCCTTCATAACCGCATTGTATTTTCGGGTATCTGATAGGGTCTTTCACATGTCTTTTCACTCCAATAAGACGCGATACCAAAGGTGTTCTTATACCATCAATTTTCTTTTCCGGCATTCTTCTTTTCTTTTATCTTATAACCGTCATAAAGGTCTTCATCAAAAATAGACATATCCGGTTTAGGGAAGTAAGGATTATACGGGGCGTTTCTATGAAATTCCCTTCCTTCTGGACCCAATTTAGCGACATCCTCCATCGTCCACTCTCCCCCTATACCGTTGTCTTCAATCTCGAACCATTCGTCGGCTGTCATTTCTTACCTTTAATTTTGTAACCGTCGTACAACGATTCGTCCCACATTGACATATCCGGTGCAGGGAAATAAGGGTTTGAAGGCGTGCTTCTATGCAATTCCCTTCCTTCTGGACCCATAGACGCAATTTCCTCCATCGTCCAGTCTTCACCCATTCCTCGCTCTTCAATCTCGAACCACTCATCAGCCGTCATATCAATTCCGTACTTTTTCTTTTCCATAATTAACTCCTTTCTTTAAGTTTCTATGCAAATATACAAAACTGTTCAGAATTGAACAAATTTATAAGTCTATTTTTTTAAGAAACCTATCAAGTTCTTTTTGATTTAACACTTTGTTATCATAAATCACCCCGTTATCGGAATTCCCATCATACAATTTAACGGACTTGAATTTGTCTTTCAATGGAGTTTCGATAACTTTCTTGAAAGATGCGGACGCGCCTTTATGTCCTTTTCTCGCCACTTCTGTAGGGACATACCGTTTCGTTCTTTCAAACCGTTTCTGTATTCTGTCCAAAGCTGTACTGAAATCGGTTGCCACACCTACAAGATGAACGTCATAACCCTGTGCCTTCAAATCATCAACCAATTTTTCAAGTTTTGCTGGATTCCCGAAAACAGCGTCTTTCACAAAAGAAGATTTTTTGGAAATATATTCTTTATCAATCTGTTTTCCTATATCCGATACCTCTTCATGCACATAGGAAGATGCCTTCTTCGGGTCTATCCCCTTCACCCTTTCATAGTCCGGTATCATGTCGCGCATATCGTCCACATCAATAACGGGTAACTTGTCTATAGACGGGTCTTTCTCCTTCATCTTCTTAAGATAATACCCTTTTCCAGAACCACCACCTCCAAGCATAAGATAAGCACGCGGTTTGGTCTCATACAGCATTTTCTTAAAATACTCAGACTTTATTTTGTTATGTACCTTAATCTGTCTGTCTCGCTTCCACGCACTACCTTCTTTATAAAGGTCTTCCGTTGTCTTGGTTAAATCGGCTTTCTCTTCCTCCGTAGCCTTTCTTTTCTTATATGGCAGTCCAACAATGCCAAGCTTCCGGTTTACCGCGTTGTTCACATATACGCCTTGTTGTGCCTTCGCAATCTCCAGAAGACCGTCATACATTTCTGGTCTTCCCAGGCTCTTTTCCAAAAGAGCCTTGTTTATATATCTTTCTAACTTTAAATCATCGAAAGTTTCCATAATTTCTTATTTGTAAAGATTTTTTAAATAATAGTCAACTGCTGGTTTCATTATAGGATTGTCGTTAAACGACTTGTATTGTGCAAACGGGTCTTCCTCATTTTCCGGTACACCTTCCGGCTGTTGTCCAGGTTGTGAAGCTCCGAACATCTTGTTTTGTTCTTCTGCCTGCTTCATTCCCTGGTACACCTGGTTAAGAATGATGTCCTTTTCGGGGTCAAAGTCACGTCCGTTGTACTTCTTGAATATGTCCTGCATAGAAACCATTCCGCTACTCAATTTTTCAGAATCCAGTTTTACCTGTGCTTCCTCGTCTTCCACCTCTATTCCGGTAAATGCAAACTCGTAGTTTTCATCCAGCTCACTCACAATATACTTTGTAATGACACCCTGCAAGAATATCAATAGAGGCTTCAATCCTTTTTCCCGGCTGTGCTTCAATCTTTCGCGCTGCCCGTCCTGTCCGAATATCTGCTGACTTTCCTTGAAATTGAATCCAAGTTCGGACGGGTCTATACGGTATACGGAACATGTCATTATAATAAGAAACTTTATCCATTCGTTAAATTCCATATCACGATTGCTAAGTTTCTGTAAATCAACCCATTCCAAATCAATACCGTTTATGACTGGGGTGCGGTGCGAATTCTGGTATCCTGCCATCGTCTGTGTCCATGCCTGCCTAAACTCCTGCAATGTGCTGTTTGATATGTTAGGATTCTTTATATTGATAAACCCTTTAGGCTGCGAACCCTGGCAGTTATGGACTGCCGTATAGTTGGCAAGGAATATGTGCTTGTCATTGAATACCTCTATATCATAAAGTTGTTCTTTCTCTTTTACAAGTTTAGAATTGTCCGTTACTTTATAGAAATGGTAGTTCAATATTTCCGGTACACTGCATCCAGCCTCTATCAAAACCCTTATGAGCTTACCTCTGCTTATCCTTCCACCTTTTTTCACATGATGCTTAGAAAAAGATATATCACCTCCCTTGTTGTTTTCCAGTATATCCAGAGCCAGGGAGTTAGGCACCAAGTCCCATTTGTCCTTTGTTCTTTCTCCTCTTGATATACCTTCATTTTTATAATCTTGCAAATAACCTATTTTATTAACAAAAGACATTACATCTTGAATAACAAGTGTTACTGGGTCATTATATCTGCTTTTACTTCTATTGCACTCTCTCGCAGCAACCCCAACACTTAACAACAACTGTAATATATCTTGTCTCAAATCATTATTCACACAACAAATAGTAGGAGTTTTATAACCCATTATATTTGCAGACGTGTGGCCGTCTGCCGAAAACAGACCTCTCAAAAACGCACATCTCAACTCTTCCGGCAAGTTAAATACGGAAACGGGTATCTTCTTATCTCTTGTATATCCGAATCCTATACTTATAAACCAATCAATAAAACATGTATCATATATGAATATATACGGATATCCATATTCCCCATCACTCCTTTGTGTAGAAGGATTACCTTTCTTTATACGGTAATTTATTCCGTATTTATCCAACACTTTAGAAAAATCACCAAAAAGTTTTTTATCTTTTGTATGATGTGGGAAAATTTCAAGCCTGTGTTCCAACCAGGTACCGTCCCCCAAAGCAAAGCCAATCATTTCCCAGAAATTCTTATCCTTCACCATTTCCAAAGAAGGTGTAAAGATTCTCTCCTTCTTAAGTACAGCTTCCTTTGTCGGGTTAGTAAATTCTCTAAAATATTCTCTTCCTATAAAATAATCCTCTTCGTGGAAATCGCCATAGGTATTTATATCCACAAGACAGTAATCGTCTGTAGTCAAATCCTTTTGTTCTTTCCATTTGGGAGACTTATCTTTATCCGTTATAGTCAAGAATCTGTGTTCTCGGCTTGTTCTTATCTTTAAGCCATTATACAGTCTTGTTTCGTACAAATCATCTATTCTTGTCTTGTATGCGGATGCCTTGCAGTATTCCACACCGTCAAAAATTTCAAATTCTGTACCTACCAAATCTTTTATTCTTCTTAAACCCTTATTCGTCGTAACGAGTGTTTCTGGTGAAACACAAAAGAAATTCGCATTATAAGAAAAGCCCCACAATATCCAGGTTATGATATTCACCAACGTTTCCAATTCCGATACCCCATATCCGTTTCTTCTTACATCAGATGTCTTGTTTCTGATACCAAAACCAAGCTCCCACGGGTAATACAATATCGGTTCCTTCGTTATAGGGTTATGAAGAATCATCTCATCCCACACCATACAGTAACGCGGCAAATGCCCCTTGAATCTGTACTGCTCGAAACCTTCCCTTTGTCTTGGGTCTACGCTGTCAAGAAAACGTATCAAAGAAGCGTCCACAGCGCGGAACTTCTGCAATTCCCACATTCTGTTGCGGACCATTTCAAAGGCCAACTGGTCTAATGTAAGACTATCCGACATTATTTTACTTACAAATTCCTGCAAGCTGTCTACATTGTCCCATTTGTCCGTCCATCCTCCCTTTTCCAGGAAATCAACTATCTTTGAAATCTTTTTCTTGTCCTCGTTTGTCAATTTCTCATCCCCGGTAGAAAAAAGGCTCTTCTTCTTTCTGATTGTGAAACCCTCCTTCTGCTCGTCTTCCGAAAAGTCCATAAAGTTCATTATCTGCTCCACACGTGTAGACACGATACTTTTCACTATATGAATGTCCCCCATCCGGCGCAATACGGAAAAGGACAGAACCCCTTTAGAATCCTTGAATCCTCTTCCGTTACCGGATATGTCGTTAGGGTCAAAGAAAACAGACTGAATTTTTGTAGGCTGTCTATTGATTTCTCCCAGATACAAATTAGCCTTCATTATCTCCCCTGCATCGTTTGAGTTTAACGCAGCCTGCAATTTGCTTTGGAATGCCATAGGTGCAGCCTTTTGCAGCATGTCTATCTCTTCAATGGACAAACTCGAAAGACTTGCAACCAAATCCGGCTTTTCCGCTTTTTGTATTATCTTTCCTTTTCTCTTTCCCATTGTAAACAATTTTTATTCTCCAGCCAATTGTGTAAGGTTTACCGTCGCTTTCTTTCCTCCTTCTACTGCCGTAACAACTGCCGTTCCGGTACGCTGTGCGCCAGTATTTGCATCCGCCACTACAGAATATTCAGTAGAACCCTTGGTAAATCCCGTACCACTCACTACAGTAGTGTAGTCAACCGTCATAGGTGAACCGTCATTCTTCCCATTCACTTTCTTCTGCTTCTTGCTTGAAACACCGAATATCTTTGTTTCTCCTGCTGCTGCAAATGAAAGTGTTGTCGGGTCTGTAGTCAATGTATATTCATAGGTAACTGTCGCTGCAAGCTGTGTTAACGTAACCTTTACCGTCTTGTTACTTCCAGTCTGTGTAATGGTAATAGAACCGTTATTAGCTGTTTCTGCCTTGTTCTCTGCTGCCACTATGCTATAATTCTCTCCATTGGTGGTTTCTGATGAAGTCTCGCTAAATCCGGTTCCGGTAATTTGTGCAGTCGTATCTACCTTCTCGACATCACCAGACGGTTTACCGTTAACTTTTTTCTGTCTTGTTGAAACAACTTGTAAACTCTTCGTTTCTCCAAGCGCTACAAACTGTATGGTCTGTGAGTTGGCTGTAAGTGCATAGTCATACGTCACCGTAGCCGCATTCTGTGTCAAGTTCATTTGTACGGTCTTTCCGCCTTCCTGTGAAATGGTCGCCTTTCCCGTTCTCTGTGAGGTCCCGGTATTCTCCTCGGCTTTCAGATTGTAGTTGTTTCCGCTCACTTCATAGCTGAATCCCACACCTGCCAGTTCTATATCCGTAGGATAAGTTTCTGCCTGCTGTTTTACTCCGTTCAGAACTTTTGTTCTTGTAGAAGTCACAGTAACCAGCTTTTCACCTCCTGCACCGTCGAACGTTACCGCTGTCGGGTCTACTGTAAGCGCATATTCGTAGGTTACAGTAGATGCAGCCTGGTTGCATGTAATCTGCAATGTCTTTCCGCTTTCATTCTGTTTAACCGTCACTACCGCTTTTCTTGTCGTGTTGTTGGGGTTCTCGTCAACCGTTACTTGTCCTCCACCGTCAACCTTGAATCCGGTTCCAGATATTGAGAATGTTACCGGGACACCTTCTGGATGTCCTACTGGTTGTCCATTCTTGAAAGTCTGCTTTGAAGACGTCACCACGCACATATCATCACCTCCCTTTGCAGGGAAATTGAGTGTAGGTTCTTTAGTCTCCAATACGTATTCCACAACTTCCTGCACGTCCGACAATACCGCGCCTTCTTCTCCGAATCCTTCCGGATATGAGATAAGCTTAACAAGCGCCTTAAACGCCCATTCCTTGAACTGTCCGATATTATAGGTGTGTCCGGGTTCAATCACGATACCCAGCCCCTTATAATATTCCACATCACCATAAAGGCTTTCTGTAACGAAAACCTTCATCTGACCGTCGATTCCGTCGGTTACGACGGTCATTTGGTGAACATTGTCCTCTGTTGTAAACAATAACCGTAACATGTCCTTATGCGTTTTGTGCCACAAGTTCTTCGCGCCACGTATTGTTGTCGGTCATTACCACTACGTTCAAGTCTTCCTTTGCATCCAGACCAAGGTCAGCCAGCGTAAACGCCATAGGTTTACCGGACATAACTTTTGTAGAGATGGTTTTGCGGTCTCCTCTCACTACCCCGAATCTTTCTGCGCTCTCATTCAGATTCACGCTATTAGGGAAATAAATGTCGACATCCTTCTTTGCCGGAACACTTGTTTTAATGGTGATTACACACGCATCTGCATCGTTCCATTCTGCCGTTACCGCAACGATTTCATTCAATCCCTGGGGGTCGATAATTAATTCCAAACCCTTTTCTTCTGCAAATGCTACAAGTTCCTCGTGCATCACGGCTTCGCCTACATTCCATTTGAAACCAAGCTTCAAAAGCTCGGCACCGCCTTCCGGGTCCGTCACATTTCCTTTAGGGGTAATTCCGCGCGGTGATTCGGTGATGAACACTTTCTTCTGGTCGCAACTTCCGTCCGTTACCAATGTCACATCAATATTCTTGTCTTCGTCCAAAAATCTGTATAGTCTCATAATCTTTTCTTTTTTAATGGTTTTTATTTACATTCAAATACAATTTCCTGTTCCACGGAACCGTCAGCACCCAGTACGTAAACCTGGTAAATGCCTTTCAAGTCCACTTTCTGTACACCCAAATCCTTCTGACACTCGAAACCCAGATATTCGTTCTTCTCCTTCATTGTCAGAATCTTCTTGTCAACAGATACGGTGCCGATAGTTTCTGGAATGTTGGTGAACTCGCAGAACTTGTTGTTATGCTTAATACAAATCTGAGTACCTTCCGATACCTTTGCTTTGAAGTTCATCCATAACCAAGGAAGACCGTCTGCATATTCAGCCTGCCACGGATATTCCGTCAGATAGGATTCGGGGAGAATACTGTTATAGTCCTCCTCACTGTTGATAATTCCACTATTAGGGTCCATCTTAATAGGCAAGGAATAGGAAGGAATTGCTTCTATCTCCTGCTGCAAAGCCTCGAAATTTCCCTGTAAGCCTTGTGCAACCTGTGCCTCAGTATCACCGTCCTGTATTTGATAAAACGCTACTTTTTTCATAATCTCTAAAATTTGAATTTTAAATCATTGTACCACACGAAATTGTCACGCCAAATATTGTCTGTAGAGAAAATGGTCTGTCCCATTCTCCAAACTCCGTCTTTCATCCATTTGCCTAAGTTGTCCCAAATTCCTTTGGTAAGTACCCATACTGCCGGAATACTGAACTTCCCTCCAGAAATCCAATAGTTGCGCATATTCCATTTATCGTTGTCCAGTACCCATACCTTCTTCACCTTCGGTGGCATTGTCTGTGAAGTACCACCGCCTGCGCCTCCTCCAAAGTATGTACCGGGATTTTCCTCTGTTCCAACCCTTGAATAGGTTCCTGGCAAATAATCACCTTGTGCCATAATCATTCTCCTTTCATTTCCTTTATCGCCTTCGGTTTCTTGTCTCCGAATTCGTCGAAATCAGACAGATATTTTCTAATTCTCTGAGGTACCAAAGTAGGGCTTACCTTTGCCGCGTTCTCCACGATTGAGATTGATTCTCGTATTATAAGCGCGTTACACACCACGGCACGGAACCATGTGTATATCTCCACATTGCCGCCTTCCACCGTAAAGTTCCCCATCACATGCGAAACAATCAGAATAGCGGAATAAATGAAAAGCTTTGTGATAATCATTGAAAAGCCCTTGCTTGAAAAGTTCTTGTTCTTGATATGATATACCCAGCTTACAAGTGTGTCTATCACTATAAGAATCATTAGGTATTTCAAGAACTCCCAGTCCCGAAACACATATTTCTCAATGAAGGATGCCGTGTTGGAAAAAGAGATAGGTATGCTCAACAACACGGGAAAATATAAACTCATTACGTATTCCCTTATTTTATGTAGTTTTCCCATAATCATATGCGACGGAATTTTAGGAAATTGTATATGCAATGTGTACAAGTTTACTTGGTGAGGCTTCCGGATATTTCTTTTTCAGATAGTCATAGCGTTCTCTGATAACGTTCTCTGCCTCTTTAGGGTTGTGCCCCGACTTTGCGGCCGCAGCCACGAGTTTTTCAACTGTAGGGAAACCGCCTTTCTTTTCTTTCGGCTTCTCCTCCTTCGCAGTCTCCTTTGTCTTGATTCCCTGGCGACGTACCCAGCCGTTAGCGGTCTTCACATATTCTTTCCCTCCCCAGCTTTTTACGGTTCCGATAGGTTCACCCTTCCGTGCCTTCTCTATATCGTCAGATACGCACATTCCGGCTATGCCCTTGAAAATGTTTAGAGGGGTTTCCTTGTATCGCAACATGTCCCGATTCTCGGACATTGATTTGAAAATTCCTTCCTTTCCCGGTATCACTTCCACTTGTGAGGGTCTTATGAACATGGGTTCTTCCTCGTAAATGTCATTCAGCACTTTAACCGTTTCCAGTGATTTCCAGTCCGCAGCCGCACATGCTTTCTCGAACTCGTCCATCTCGTTGTTTTCTGACTTGTTCAAAACATCAGTAGCAAAAGCCGCTACCTGCTTTGCGGTGAACGCTTCGTAGTCGTTGTCAATGAGAAATTGTTCAAATTGTGCACGTCCGAACACTTTCTCTTCTTTTCTATTATTATCCATGAATAATGCCTTTTTAAGTTATAACGAAATTGCAATTACAACGGTAAAAATAGGCATTATCAGTCAAATAACCAAGCTTTTAACTTGAATATTTATCCAATACCGGGTATTTGTACTTCGCGCGGATAGGGTTTGTCTTTATATACTTCCGTCTTCTGTTTTCTACCCGTTTCCTGGTCCTTTCGGCTTTCGCCAAAGCCTTTTCTATCTGTTCGCGTCGCTTCTCGTCGCGTTCTTTCCGGTCGCGTATCATCTGTTCTGCGTACAGTTCTACGTCCTCGGTCTCATAGTCATTGTATATGTATTCACTTACCGTTTCCATACTCTATATGCTTCAAATTCATTAGGGTTGTAATTTTCGTATTCGGGTGCCTCGTGACAGCGATATTTCGCCACCAAATCAATTCTGCTGTTTTCTTCAACCTCCCTTTGTATTTCAGACTTATAAAGACGTTCCTTTTCTTCTTCTATTTCCTTTTCCTTCTCGAAATTGTCCTCCCAGTATTCCAAGTTCTTTTTTAGGGTGTAATAAAAACTCAACCTCTTTTTGCACGGCAATTCCTTTTCTCCACACGTTACAGTAGCACTTCTTTTTGCTATTCTATTGAACTCCTTGTCTTCCCACAAATAACCCTTTTCTTTTCTGAACCAAACTCTTTTGAGATAATAAACAGAATCCTTTACCCTTGAAACACCTTCCTTAATCTTCTCGAATCTTCTTGCAAACATATTCTTCCATTCTTCCCTGTCCGGCAATGCTATTGTATAGTTATTCAAATTAGGGTTGTATCTCATTGATTTAGTCGCCTTTTCCGGCTTCATGTATACTCTTTCTCCAAAAATCTCTTTCAATGCCTTTATAAACTTTCTCACTGTGTCTACACTGCATTTCATACGGCTTGCAATACGTTTAGGGCTTTCATAGAATGATACTTCGCAATTGTTCCATTTTATTGCCTCTAATGCGTGCTTATGCGCCATCTTTACAGCCTTTTCATAAACCTTGTCATAATCCGATTCCTTCCAGTCCTCGTTATTGTACAGCCATTCAACTATCTTTAAAATCTCGTCTTTCTTTGATTCCTCGTCATTCCATACGTCCAAATTGTACTCTGCAATCTCTTTACAATACTTGTAATATCTTATCTTCTTTGAAATGTAATTCAATATCCTTGTAAAAATAGGAGACCATTTTACCCCTTTCTCCTTAATCACATAACGCAAATAATCGGGTAAATACATCTCTTCCGTTACATCCTTGAAATCCTTGTTTATGATTGTGCATACATCCTTTTCGGGAAATTTAATATAGTCATTCAGTCTTAAAAACTTGATATAATCCTTCGCTTTTCTGTAGGAAATACCCACTTCTTCCGCAATCTTCAATGACAGTTCTTGTGTAGTAAAACTTCTTTTCCAAAACGTCTTATACTGATATTTTTTCTGATTTCTCTTGCAATACTTGTTGTTTATCAATCTAATAGCGCACAATACGCAGCAATACTCGTAATCCTGGATAGTATGTATACTCTTCAAATCCTTAATAGGAGACTTAATCTTTTTTGAAATGTCCTGGCATGATGCCGATTTTTCTGTATCTTTTTTCATACACTTCTCTTTAATTTTCTCACTCTACAAATACCATTTTGGTTTTATGTCTTGCTTAAGGACACCCACTAATTTTTAGCTTCTTTCTTGCTAAACAAAAACAAAGAAAAAGGGGATTTTTCAAAAAGAAGCTAATGTTTAGTGAGAAAACTAAAGAGTAACCCCTTTTTCTTTTGCGGCCCCAAATCTTCATCAGACCTTAGCCGCTATGTTTAAGCACTGCAAACATAGGGATAAATTTTCAATCCACAAAATTTTTTCGAGAAAATTTTGCCGGGCGCGCCTTTTTCCCAAAATCCCTTCTTGTTTTCGTCTTCTTTCTTTCGCTTCGTCTCCCCTTTCTGTTTTTACTTCCGTTAACACTTTCCATATCTCACTTTATCCCCCTTCCCCATTTTTCACTCTTTCCCCTTCCTCCCCCAAACCCCCTATTGCTATATTGCAGTTCTTCCTCCTATTAATATACCCGTAAGGGTAAAAGAAGAAAGGGAACTACGTACCCCTTTAGGGGTTAGATAATACCCTTATGGTAAAATGTCAAAGTGTTGATTTCCAGATAGTTATAAATAGTAATAAATATTGACAGAAATTTCCTCGAAAAAGCCTACCTTTACACGTGTTTAATCTTAAAAATTGTAAAATCATGAAGGTAATTTATGAATCGAAAATTGCGAAAATTATCATCCCGAATTTTTCCGCAATCCTAATTTTTTGCTGGCTGTTATGCAAGAAAATGAAAGAGTATTATGACGAAGAATTCCTAAAACATGAAGAAACGCATTCCTATCAATGGAAATCATTAATGATACCGGGTACCGTGCTTTTTAGCGGTCTTGCAGGCATTTTCTCGTGTCCCTGGTTACTTCTACTTATCCCGTTGACGTTCTATCTGTATTACGCCCTGGAATGGCTTGTACGTGTAATAGGAACCTTAATCAAGTATCACCCTGGTTTCAGTGGCGGTATAAAGAAATGGATTAAGAGAATCCAGGCTATAAACCATGATTGTTACCACGCAATCGTGTTTGAACAAGAAGCCAATGCTGTAGAAAAAGGACTGGTAGATTATGGTTTTTTGTCATTCTTCAAGTATTATTAACTCGATTGTCAAGATTTAGAAAAAGAAAAGGGACGTTGTGAAACGTCCCAGTCTGTCGGGTTTCGCTAAACCCAGGTTCTCATACTACAAAACAAAATTGAATAATTATACAAATTGAATGTATATTTATGCAATAATTTTCTTTATGGAAATCGCGTTCTGCTTGATATTCCCGATTTTCCGAATAACCTCATTAGTGGAAATATCCCTATAGGAAGAAAGAATTTCCGAAAGTTCGGCAATCTTATCCACAATCACATTCATTTCCTGTAACCGTTGCCAGCTTATGGAGACGGAAAAATGATTTTTAATAAACTCGTCACGGGCTGTTCTTGCTTCTTCCACGGTACGGAAATAACCGATATTGTACTTCTTCTTTTCAACCTCTATTATAACCCGGTACGGCTTGTTCTTCGACCGTTTGTCATAATAATAGATATACCTGTTACTTCTCGGCTTCATCGTCTTCTTTCTCCTTCTTTTCAAGAACTGGAATAGGTCCCAGGCAGTGAACAAAGATGGCTGTGATAAACGGGGAAATGATAAGTGCCAGAAGCATCCATACACCGAAACTCCTGTTCATCCTTTCTGCCGTAGAGCCTACTTCGGCACTCAACATAAGATGAACGATAAAAATAATGATAGTTAAAAATACGATACCTGCATTCATAATTTAATCCTCCTTTTTATTTAGTTCGTTAATAATTTTTACTGCCTTTTCTTTCAGACTTTCTTCGTCCGTCTCATTCCCCATCTCCTTATTGATTAGGGATAACGTGCCGTCCAGGTTCTTCTTGTAGACGGCAATCATACTCATACTTTCTCCTTTTGCCGGGTCATATACTGCCCGGTAGTTTCCTTTGCTTAATGTTCTCATGTTCTTGTAAAATTTTTGTTTGACTTCATTTTAATAGATTATTCAATTCTTGATTCCGTTAAATACGGAATTGTATTTTGTTTCGATAAATGCCGTATGCCCTTCATATTTACCGTTTATACTCATTTCCATATAGCAATACTGCAATCCATCATGTCCGGCAAATTCCTTGTATTCCAGTTCATAGGTTTTCAAGCCTTCCTTGGCTCTTTTGGCTTGGTTCTTATCCAACCATTTCCTTGAATTCATGGCATTGTTCCATCCTGCCAATTCCTTCTCGTATTCCCATTGTGTTTCATCTGAAAAATAGATGGTTTTATTTAACAGCTTCTTTACGCAAGTAAGACCTACGATATATTCCTTGTTGTCCATTTTCCCTTTGATTATTGCAAAATTGAATATCGTGCGTCCGCAATCTGAACAACTGTAGGCTATTCCATTCTCAACTCCCTGCATGCACATACTGATAAGCTTGTATTCTTGTTTTGGCAGATTTCCTTTTTTCATAATCTTCATCTTTTTGTTGTTTGACCTAATTAACTATCTCCCTTAAGAAGACATTGCAAATATAGGTAGTTATCACGACATACGCAAGTGCTTATGTCCTTTTAACATATAATTAACATATCACCCAAAAGAAAACACCCGGAAACATTTCTACACGAGAAGCGTAACCGGGTGTTAGTCAAACAAATATATAAAAATTGAGAAAGAAGGTTCTAAACAATGTCCGGATAGAAATAAGGCGCGTTATCCCAGTCATTAATGGTATCTTTAAGTATTTCCCAGGAAACAAAGATAGTATGGTCTGAAAGGGCCGCTTTCTTGTTCCCGGTCCAGTAGATGGAAGAAAATACCGGGTTCCTGGACTGGACGATACTTTCAACGGTGCGCCCCTCCATATCCTCGATTATTTTATGATAGGCGAAAGAACTGATATTCCGACCCAGTACAAGGCAAAGGATATCCCCAGATTTGCACTTTAGGGCGCGTGCAATCGTCGTTTTGTCCTCACCCTTTATATTATCATTATCACGGAGCAAAACAAGCTTATTGGAGCTGCAAAGCCAGTCAATATACTGGCTTCCTCCGTTGTATGTAAAATCGTTTTTCTTTGCCATTATATCAAGTCTTTATAATCGTCTTCCATCCTTTTTATCTCGTTCGTCAATTCCTGGCTTAAATGGAATAGGAACTGTTTCTGATTGTCTTCCATCTCGTCCTCGTTACAACTCATCTTCCGGGAAAGCTGGTCCAGATACCGGATAAACCGCTTTCTCTGGATAAGGTCTATATAGGAGACCACATAAAGAAGAGCGTCCATTCTTTTCTGAATTCCCGTAACCGTCCCTATGCACCACAAAAGAAGAGTAATAAGGACTACTGTAAGAAGAACGAGACATATAAATATCGCTGTTACCATAGCTGCAAATATATGAAAATAAAACAAATAATTAATACTAAAGAACGTTCAAATTTTCGCCCTTGTCAATATATACGGGTCTCGAAACCAGGGAACACGGGGAAATGACAACATATTTCCCCGGACGGACCTTCCGCAATGTCATTCCCCGGTATTCGGCAATCTGTCCGACCCAGATGTAACATTCTTTCTTAATCATTGAGAACCGATTTAACTGCAAACAACTTGGTATACGCTTCTTCCTTGGTCTGGAAATAGTTAAGGTTTTTGTACCGTAAATTGTCCGATTCGTTTTCTTCCTCTGTAGTCTTACATATCACAAAACGGTTCCAGTCAATATAGTAATAGGAATTGCTGATTTTGGCACGCCAGCGAAGCTTTTTAAAGCATTTTTCTTTCTCGTCATAGTATAGGTTGTTTTCAGAAAGAACTTTGTACATACGTTCTTTTTCTTCTTCTGTAGAAAATCTGAAAGATGGGATAAAATCATAGTAAGAAAATGACATTCCAGTTTTAAGAAAATGTAATTCATTATTTCGTAAATAAACATGATAAAATACTTTAGAAATATCTTCTTTACATTTGCGTTCTCTATATATCATTATCGTACCGTCTTCATGTGTCAGACAGTCACCGTCTTCCAGTTTTGTAAGAGTACAATCTTCATCATGAATAGACAAGAATTTCCCGTCTTTGTCGCATAAAACCTTTTTCATAATTGTAAAATATTTTTATTAGAAAACATAATTAATCAAATCAGAAAGCCAGGACAAGAATTGTATCATTCCGAAGAATAGGAAACAAAAGGCGATTGCCCCGGTTCCGTACCAGAAACGTACCCACCATTCACGATATTTAGTCTTTAATACCTTCTTGCCGAATCGACCGTTGAAGAAATTTATAAACTGCTTTTTCATGATATATAAGTTTTTAGAATTCGACAAGGAGAAGAGGTTTACAGTTTTCCCTCTCTCTGACCCACATATAATCTCTTCCGAAACCGTAATCAAAAAGAGAATTGAACGTAACCGGATAATCCATAGAAATAAACTTCATTGCTTCTCTCAGTTCTTTTTCGTCATTACATTGAACTATTTTGTTAAGCATATTGACGTAAAGAGAAATTGCTATTGGTGAATGGCAAACATTCAATGGGTTTTCTACAATTGCTTTCATAACTGTGTATATTGTGGTAGCCCGAAGGCTACTAAAACATTATTACTATTTCATTGTTTTTATAGCCAAGACAAGACCCCTTCTCAATGGCTTCTTCCAGTGTCTTTACTTCAAACAGCACTTTCTTTTTCTCATAATCCAAACCGTAGTAACTTACTGTTTTGTAATGGGCGTTAATTCCGTTTTTGTGTATTTCCAAAAGTTTCATATTTCTTTAATTTTTATTTGTTCAACATTTCGAGTTGTCTTTGAAGGAGATTAACGCGGTTCTATTCGTTGCTTGCAAATTCCATATTGCCGATAGACTTGTAGAACTCGACGTTTTCAAGTGCCTCGGCAAGTGCTTGTTGTTTCTTGGAAATCATAGAGGAGATTTCGTTGTTATTACCTCTCTTCATCATCTCTTCCATTTCCGTACCTCTCACCTTGTAAAATTCTGCTTTCATAACCTTATTTCTTTTAATTTGTTTGACCTTGTTTCCTTATCACATTGCAAATATAGGGAGTTATTGAGACATAAGCAAGTGCTTATGTCATTTTAACATAAGATTAACATAATCTTTCTTTCAGTGATATTTTATTTTTCAGAAATAGAAGAAAATGGTATGTGATTATCAGACAGTTAACCCTAACTCTGAAAATTGAATTGTTTTTCGGCATACAATAAAATACAGAAAATGAAAAACCGGGAACCGGGCAAAATACCCGAAATTCCCGGCACCCCAAAAACAATCAAATCACCTCGTCACTGACCCAATCACCAGAACTCGCTATCTCTTTTTCATCCATCAAAGGATAGGGGTAGTAGGATACATAATTATTTCAATTTAAATTTACAAATGATAAAAATACGAAATTTGCAAAATCGCGGCTACAGCATACTGTAGTATCGATTGCCCTATAAGGGAGAATACTTTCTGAATATAGTAAAATATATTTACGCATTAAATAGCGTCACTTTCTTGCCGTTGCATAGGTCCATAGTGTCTACATGCAGCCAATTAACACCGTCTTCCAGTCTGATAGGATAAGGAAGCTTGTCGGAATCGTCCACAATGATTTTCCGTGCCGCTTCCGCTTCCATACCGGACACAGTAATATCGAATGCGCGACCTAATGCGTGCGCGCTCATATACGGCTTTTCAAGCATTGTCTTTTCCTTGCATAGAACACACACATTGCATCGTAAACCGCGCTGGGAATAGCTGCCTCCGTTCTTCCAGTTGTTGATAATGAAGGGTTTGCATAGGATTTCCTCCCTCAATACAAGGAGCGTCTCCAGTGCTTCGGTCGTGAAAAAGCTCCATATCTGCGATTCTGAATACTTGTTATACACGTGGGGGCATGCAAGTTCGGGAAGCGTGAAATACTTTCCCAGTCTTCTGATAATCTCTTTTCTTTCCATAATGATACAAAATTTGAATAAAAATAGGGGTTGCAGCCATTTAAACCGGGCTTTCACCCCCAGCCATAACAGACTTGCAACCCCTTACCGCCTTTGTTAACCTTTAAATACAACTGCGATACAACCTTACCAGTTAATTATCACGATAGCAAAGATAGTGTTTTTATCTCAAAAATAAGCTAAAGTTCAGAAAATAATCGCTCGCACTCTTCCAACTCCTTTTTCATTCTTTCTTTTATAAGCGGAAAATAGGTTTTCGCTATATCCTCGTCAATATAGAAATAGGAATCATAAGAGTTCGTTATTTGTATCTTTCCCTCTATCTCAAACCTGGAAATTCGCTCTAATTGGTCTTTCAAATATTCGATTTTATCGTGTAGCCTATTTGCTTCCTTTAATTTCGACTTGTCCATAACTGCTTGATAATAAAGCCCCATTTCGGGGCTTTTGTGAAAATAATAAGTATATAGAAAGATTTATTCTACAATTTCCGCATCACTTTCCGGCTCGTATTCCTTCTTTTCTTTTTCTTGGATAGGGGCGTTCTTCCATTGGTCTATGAAGTGCTCGATTACACGACGTCCATCAGTCACAACCTTTTCCAGTTTCTCGTCCGGTTCCAACAATTCATCTGCCATTGCTGCGGCTATGTGCTTTGCCTTCATCACCTCTTCCACCAAATCACTGTCTATCAGTTCACCCAGGCTTTTCTTTGTCAATAGGTTGAATGTCAGTCCTTCGATAATCTGTTTTCTCTTCGACATTGCATTGAGCATTGCATTCATACGTGGAGCGAACTGTTCCGGCTTCATGTTCTCGAAGCTCTTATCGTCGAATCCCTCGAACTTGGATGCTGCCAGGAATGCTACCTCATATTCCTTTGGTGTCATTACCACGCCTGCCTGCAAGCATTCTGTACAGAACAAAATGTACTTCACGTTGTTTCTCAAATCTTTTTCCATAATCTTTTGTCTTTTAATATGTTGGTTATTATTCTATTGTCTGGAACATTTTCCCGGTCTCCGTGTCCTTCCAGGTTATTATCATATTCTTTCCTGCCTTGACGCTTACAAGCTCTACATGCACCATATTGCCGTTCTCGTCCTTTATATAGTGTTCCGGTTCATATTCCTTGTCATATTCCCGATATTTCTCTACAAATGTGTCATAGCCTATTATCTCAAAGTTATCTTCCCATGACGATATCTGGATAACCATAGATTCTATATTCCCGTCAACCACGTTTGATGATGCTTGGTACGACATTCTCAGTTCTTCCAGTGCATCCAATACTTCCGTTATTCTCAGATTGTAGTCCTCGTATGCCTCTATGCAAGGTGCAAAATCTATGAGCTTGTTCTTTAGGTATTCCTTGAATTCCTTTTCTCTTTTCATGATGTTGTCTTTTTATGATTGTTCCACATTGTACAATGATACAAGAACCGTGCCAGGACACGTCTTGCGTCCATATCGGCTTCCATATATCCTTCCCATTTCGCAAATTAACAATTATAGGTTGACGATTTATAATATTGTTTATATAGGGGTCGGATATAACAACCCTTTCTTTTCCTTTATGGTGCAGTCCGTGTTCCCTTTCCGGTTCTTCTTATCATTGCTTTATACCTCTTTTGATACCCTATTACCATTGTAACAAATGTATAACGGGTTAATAATAAAAATATGGTCTGTAGGGTATCGTAGAGGGTATTTCTTCTTTTATTTCTCCTTGTATATCCCGACCACTGTTCCTTCCTCGTCCGTTATGAATAGGGTCTTGTGCTCCTTTGATTCGTACACCCTTTCTGACAATCTGGTTACCGGGTATGTGTTGCCGTTGCTGTCCTTGATGGTGTATATTATTTTGTTTCCTTTGTTGAATACGGGTTCTTTTGGCTGTTCCTTGTTCTTCTCATCGTCTTTCTTTATCCACTCGTTGCACTTATATAAGTAATAGAGGGCTTTCAAGAACACATGGAAATCTTCCTCGTCTACCATTACCATTTTCTTGTTTCCGAATCCGATTGAGAGGACCTTTCTCTGCATGTCATATTCCTTATGTAGGGGCGTTGTGAATGTGCTGGTTATGTAGAACTCCGCCTCGTTTATCAGATATTCTGCATTGCAGCTCTCCTTAATCTCAACCATCGTTTCCTTGTTTATGAATGGGTCCAGTACATCAATCATATTGGACATCAAGTCGGCAATGAACTGTCTTGCCTGGTATGTTACCGGGTATGTCTTTCCTCCTTCCCCTATCAGTATTGCATTGTTTATCGGGCTTGTGGTTACATTCATATCAAGTGCCTGGATAAGTTCTACCACGGTCTCCATATCGGTTCCCTTTCTTATGTAGAAGTTGTTGTACTTGTGTATTATCTTCTTCTTTGCATCCTTCATTTTCTGTTTGAATAGGATGGTCTTCTTTGTCGCTCCTACTTCATTGTAGAAGTCATTCAAGAATTGTTCCACGTGGAACAATGGACTTTTTGCTGTCTGTTCTCCTATCAATATAGCGGTAATCTGTTTTGATTTAGAGACTGTTAAGTCCATTAAATCGCAAATATTGAATACTTTATTGATACTGTTTTCTGTACAGCACACCAGAATACTGCTATCGTACTTTTTCTGGAATTCTTCTCTATCCATAATCTTTTTATTTTTAAGTTTTGTAAAATATCTATACTGATTGTCAAGAAAATAGGGGTTACTTTGATTTTCACCCCTTCTTTCCGTATACTTAATAATTCGCAACCTTCTGTCGGGTATTGGCGACGAAAGTCTTGTTGTTTCCGGACAGCTTTATGGGTCCAAGATTCTCCCAATCACCGTTTGCCCATGTTTTCGTTATGATGGAATCTATGTACTTGTCCATATTCTCCTTGATAAGCTTCTTTGCAGGTGCCAGGGAATGGAAGGTGAACATAGGGCTTGTCTCTTCGCAGTCCACATCGTGTTCCCACTTTTTCAATTCCTTGTTGAATCTGTCACCCTTGTACTTCATTGTCACGGGTTCACTGAAATATACTGTATAGGTCTTCATTTTGTTTTGATTTTTAGAGGTTATTGATTATCTGTAATATTGTTCCCTTGCTGCCTTCGCTATCGCTTCCCCGTATTCTTCCGGACTTGCCAGGTAAGGTATCTTGAAAAGTTCCGATACGAGTTCGAGCTTTTCCTTGTTTGTCATTCTCTTTGCTATGTCCTTTACGAGAGTTACTCCGTTCATGTCTACATATTCCTTGTATGCTTCATGGAGTTCTCCGCGTTCGTCCAAATCGTTTATTATTCTTCTTGTAGGGAAGCAGCGCAGTATTTCGCTGATATAGGTGTCGTCCCCGTTCTTCTCTATTTCATTATAGATAGGGTCAAATGAATATTCGTCCATAAACTCCATCACCTTTTCTGCGATTTTCTTTCCTTCTAATTTTACTTTAAGGTTTGCCATAATCTTTTGTTTTTATTTGTTTGACATCTTGTTTCTTATCACAACGCAAATATAAGACCTTATTTAGACATAAGCAAGTGCTTATGTGCTTTTAACATATAATTAACATATAAAAGGATATAATAAAAGCCAGCTATTTATCACAAACTGCTGGCTGTCAATTAGATATTAACTACTAATACTCAAAAAATGAACATAAAGTTTTTCGTTTGATTTTAAATCTCGTAGTCCACATCCCATGTTATCGAATCCAAAGATACGAATTTATACCCGGTTTCCTCTTCCAGGACTGATTTTATTTTCTCTACTTCCTTGTCTGTAGGAGGAACCTGCATTATTTCCACATCCATAGGCACATGTACCTGTACCGTTGTGTCCTCGTCCATTCTCATTGTTGCGATTGCTACTATCATACTATTTATTATTATAGGATTAATTAATCGTTGTTTTCTTCCGGTATCGGTTCGTTCTGCATCCATTTCACATACAGTTTTTCCATGCACATGTCAATTTCTTTCAATGCCTGTTGTTCGGTCAGACCGTATTCTTTTGTAAGTCTTTCCATTACGCATTTTATTACTTCCTCAACATATATCTTTATCATAACTATTTGGTTTTTAATTGTTTAAAATAGGCATACTATTTATCACAAACCGTACACCGCATGAATTTTGAAAATCATAAATTAACTAAAAGTCAAAACAAAATGTAATTATTTCTTTCCGATTTCAACACCTTTCATCTGTCGTAGGCGGTTAAGAAGCCGTTCTCTTGTCTTTGATTTGGAAGGTTCTTCTATTATCTCGGCCTCGACCACTTCGGGTATCATTTCTTCCACAAACTTCTTGTTTTCCGTTTCTATTTCTTTCCAGTCATAGGTTTTTATCAATGCTCCAGGAAGCATGACTTTTTCAGACCCTAATACCGGGTTACTTGCAAAGCCGTTAAAGTCTTTGTAATAGGATGTGCAAAGCTGGTGCATCAGTATTTCGGGCTTTATTCCCGATTTTGCAGCCACCATACCCACTATAAGGCTGTTTACGGGTATGTCACGCATTACACGGCTTATGTTTTCCTCTCCATGCAATGTCGCGTTTATGTCTATCTTTCCGTCAACTGTAAGTTTAATTTCATTACCTTTTACTTCCTTCCGTGCGGCTTCCAACAAGGCGCGTATTTCCTTTAGGATATTGAGTGCACTTCCCACATTCCCTTTGCTCCAGAACTCTTCATATTTTAGCTGCAAGTCTGTCATACAATCATTTATGATTTCAAGTCTTCCGGCTTCCGTTGCCACCTTATAGCGGTCTGAACGCATCACGTACTTGCTTTGCCTTGCCTCTATCAAGGATTTGTGGTTGTTGAAGAATTTTACCAAATCTTCTTCTCCAAGCGAATAACCCTCCTTTTTACGTATAATCTTGATTATATCTTTGGGGTTGTGCATGGAACCAAACAAGTCCAGAAGCATAGGAGTGAGCTTTGCAAGCGCCTTTGCCTTGTCATTGTGCAAATCGAAAGCATGGAAATACTCGCTCTTTACTCTGTGGAACTTGGCAAGAAGGGGCAACATCACGTTTGTACGTATTTCTGTAGCATCATTTATTGCTTCCTGGGACGCTCCGCGTTTCGCCATGATACCCTTTATGTTCACGAGCTTAAGGTCTATCACGTAGGTGTACCCTTCGTTTCCTTCGTACTGCATGAAACGGTCGGGGTGTTCGTCAAGCTCCCTTCTTACCATCTCATAAGCTACATACTTGTCCTGCATATAGGGAGAAGCAATAAGCACGAAATCGGGCGCATCTTTTAATATGTCCTCTTTAGTATATTCTATCTTTTTTGCCATATATAGAAGTTTTATCCACAAAGGTAAGTTTTAATAGGGAAATAATCAATAGTTATTTCACCAAATCAATACCATGTACACGAAACTAAAACTTCTTCCTTTTCCTGTTCAACGAATGAAACCTCCGGTTCCACATTTTCACTGATTGTTGATTCAAACCATAGCATTTCTTCCGGCTTCGCTGTCATATCCGGTTCCGCAAATTTTTCTCTGTCCATCGTAATACATTTCTATTTCGTTTTCTGCTAATGTAAGTTCCCACGGCTGTAGCAACAAGTCCATTTTCATAACTTTGCATTGAGGCATCCATACCCTGTCATTGTTGTACTTGACATTCTGCACCGCATGCACATCCACTTCGACAAAATAGCGGTTCTCCTTTCCGATAACAACGGGTTCAAAATTGACCGCATAGCATGCCATCTTATGTACAAAGCCTTCCTTATCCTTGTATTCCAGGACGAAGTTGCATATGAAGCCGTCGTTATTGTCGTTATAAATTTTCGTAACCTTCTTTTGATAGAGGTAAGCGATTATTTTCTGTATCATATATCCCAGTCTTTTAATGCCATTTCCAGGCATTGGCTTATACTTAACTTCGGGTCTTCCTTTAGGTATTCGAGTGCTGTAATAGCTACTTCCGGTTCAAGCCCGTATCTGCTTGCCTTAATCATGCACTCCAACCAATAGGTTCTTTCTTCTGTGTAGGTCATTCTTTACCCTCCTTTTTCTTTTCTACCAATTCCAAATTTTGAGGAATAAACGCGCGTTGTTCACCGTCTATCTTAAGGTGATAATAGCGGTTACTCTCCGTTCCGCATATACTTGCTACTTCCGTAATCTGTCCTATTAGCATCATGTTAGAGCAATGGAGTATCTTCACCTTGTCGCCTACTCCGAACTTTTTAGTTTTCATAATTCTTTTCCACTTTATAGTTAAACGCTTCCAGAAATGCCTCTACTACCATTTTGTTGAGTATGGTTTCTTCCTGGTGTGTATAGATAGGGATAAGGTGGTGTTTCCGGCACCACATATCCATCATCTTCGATTCCGCAAACTGCCACAGAAGCTTTTCATAGCTTTCTTCTGTGTGCACCTGGGTTTCTCCTTTGGGGTTGGTTATTCTTATCATAGTATTGTAATTGTGAAGGGCTTTTAAAAGCCCTTCTTGTTAGAAATTCAAACAACAAACAGACATATCGCATTCCTCGTCGTATTCGTAGCCAAAAAGTTTTCCTTTGAAGTAGTTCTGCAATCTTTCAAATGCGCTTTTGTTTTCTTCATCCCAAGCTATCGTTATCATGTTAACACGGGCAAAAGTTATTTCAACACTAACTTTTGCAACCTTTGAAAGAGTGTTTTCTAACATTTGTTTCTTGGCTTTAAATACTGAATTCATAATCTTATCTTTTTGTTGTTTGACTTATCGTTTTCCTTATCACACCACAAAGATAAGATTATGTTATGACATACGCAAGTGCTTATGTGCTTTTAACATATAATTAACATATCAGTCCTTTTCCACATATTCGATTATAGGAGTTTCCTCTACCTTCGTCAGTCTGCATTCACCCACAAGGTCTTGCATGTATTCCAACGCTTTAGTAGAGGCTTTTATAAAGTCCTCATGCTGTTGCAATATAACCAGCTTGTATTGTTTCAGCTTTCCAGAAACGGTTACCTCACTGTATACGCCCGTGCACTTGTACCATCTTCCCCCGTGTTTTTCGTTGCGCTTCACCGAATCCACAATCACCTCTTTAATAGGAGATATGGCAAAGTCCGCATCTATATTGAATATCCCGTACCCAGTTGCCATTGTTTCAGCGTCCATGTAATTTTCCGCTTGTACGGCTATGACATCGACAAACTTTTTATAATTACCGTTTGTCGAATTCGGGTCCGGTGCCATATAGGTAAACGTACATTCAAATATCATTCTTTCCCCTCCTCTTCCTGTTTGAGACAAAGCACGCATATAGGGACTGCCGGATATTGGCATACAAGCGGAATACAAGCCGTTTCCGCGTTTCTGTTCTTCCCTCTTATCCTTCGTATCAAATCATTGAATTCTTCTTTTTCCACGAAAAGATATAAAGGATGTACCTTATAATCCTTATCCTTCTGTATCATTATCTTCTGCTGTTCCATGTGGATATTCAGCATTTCCTGGGTCGGCAAATGGTCCTCCAATCCCGTTACTTTATTTGCACACACAAGTGATACACTCTTTCCCGGTTCTATTACGGGAATATACATTTTCGGCTTTTTCATAACTTCATATATTTACCTTTGTCAATTCTTTTTACTTCTCCTTTACTCATTTTCTTTAATAGGAAGTGGTCTATTCCACTTCTAACGGAACCAGGGTGGAAATCCTTTATCTTGGTGATTAATTCAATCCGACAAAATTCGGTTCCTGGTTTCATCCGCTTAAATTCGCGGTCTATTTCCGTATATACGGTTTTCTTAGGTTCATCGTCAAACATTGCAATATACAAGCTCCTTTCTTGCTCTGGTTATAGCCACAAACAATAAACATTTTTCATTATATAATGCTTCTTCCGTATTCGCATACTTGCTGGGAATCAAACTCCTGTTCAGCAAGAAAACACGGTCTGCCTCCAGTCCTTTAGACTTGTGGATAGTGGATAATACGATACCTTCCGTATCGTCCTTATATATCTCCTTTATATTGTCTTCCAACTTCTTCATATCTCCCCAGTTCTTGTAAAGCATTTTCAATATAGTACACTTTTCAAGAAGGGTTACATAGGAAGGGTTATTTTTTGCCTGGATATCAGTAAAACCCCGTTCTTTGAGTTCCGAAATTTTCTTCTCGCACATCGTGTCCAAGTCTTCAATATGTTTTATCTTATCCACCAACGCCACAAGTGCATCACCGTAATCCTTACCTTTTATTGTCGCTTTCTTTCCCATTTCTAACAAATAGAGAAAGACTGTTGCCAAAGGTAGGTTGTTCCGGCATAGAATAAAATCCCCGTTTTCCGCTTCGTCAAACTCTCCTTTTCTTACAATACCGTCTATCGCATTAGGTGCGGCAACAATCCCGTTATCAAAAACTTTTCTCGCTTCTTCGACTATGTTCTTGCCGCATCTGTATGTAATATCCAACGGTAATACTATGGTGTTGGGATAAGATTGCAAGGACTTGAAAACCTCTAAAGAACTCCCCTGGAAACCGTATATACATTGCCTGGAATCACCAACAACTACAAATCGACCGCTTTTCTTTATATAGCGTAAAGCAAGCTCTTTTTGTAAGGTATTCGCATCTTGTTGTTCGTCCAAGGTAACAATATCATATTTAGGGAAATCCTCACTATCAAGTAGTTGGTAAGGGAAATAAAGCATATCAGTAAAATCAATGTTAATTTCTTTTACTGAATTTATCTTCTTCATTTCCTTGTGCCAGGCATTTCTAATTTGTTCCATGTCCCCTACCATACGTTCCTGGAATTCGATATTCTTTTCAATACAGATACCCGGTATTTCCTTCTCGTAATCCGTAATAAGATTGACCCTTATGTAATTCCATATTATCTGTATCTCGAATAGGTATCGAATCTGTTGCTTCACGTCCATATCCTTTGTGTCCAGAATTTTCTTCCCGATAACAAAGCATTTATTCTCGTTGATTTTCGGTTTTATACGGAAATTGGAAAGCAGCACGCGCAAACCTTTAGAGTGAAAGGTGTTGACGTCTATATGGGACGGTAAACGTTCCCTCAATTCTTCCGCAATGCTTTTGTTGAATGCCATAAACAGAACCTTTTTATTAGGTGGTGTCCTTCTGCAACACTCCACTATGCAAGTTGTCTTGCTGCTGCCTGCTGTTGCTTCTATGGCAATGTTTTTCCGTGTATTTTCGTATGCGTCGAAAATGGCTAATTGTCTGTCACTCCATTTCATCTTGTAAAATAGGTTAACTGATTGATATAATCTACCAATGATTTATAGTCTTTTTCGCGCTTCATGTCCATTTTCTTTTTAACTACGCTTAGAACATCACCGAATTCTATATTATTGTAGAAAACGGTCCTGTTGTAGTCTATCTTATTCATTACCCATATGTCTACGTCCACATCCTCTATCTTTATACGATATAGAGGACTTGTTTCCGGATATTCGGAAAGGATGTCGCTTTTCATGTCCTTGTTTATCCCTGCCATTGTCTTTAAAACGCGTAATGAATCGTCGCTTATCCCTTCCATCTCTATATCAAGGTCGTGTGGTTCCACATTGAAACCATGTATATACATAGCCATACTTCCACCCACAACCATGCGTTTACACTGCAAATTGTTCTTTAATACGTTCAAAACTTTAAACAATTTGTTAACTTTCTCTTCTTTAGTCCAAACAAAATCTTCATTCATAATTCTATCATTTTATCAAGTTCGTAATTATCAAAATTCTTGTAATCTGCCAGCATGTCGGCCACATGATTTCCGTATATTATAGGGTTGTTTACATCCTTTTCATGCCCTCGGACTTTCATAAACCGTACGACCATCCGTCTACGCTCGCATAGTTCTTGTTTTATTTTTTCTATAATATCCTTGTTTACCGTCGGTCTTAATTCCGGGTCTGTCATACAGCTAACCGCATACTGGCTATCGCTCCATATCGTAACCTTTAGAGGTACATCCTTTTTCATACTCTGCACGGCATGCAATATCGCCCTTAATTCACATCTGCTTATGGTGGTGTCGCTGTAGCCCTTGGAAATAAAGTATTCCTTTCCTTCTTCCTGGATATACACACCGCAACCGCCAAGACGTGACTTCCATTCACAACTGCCGTCGGTAAATATTGTTATTTCTTTTCTTTCCATTCTTTCAACTTCTTTATCAGTGCAATATCCATCGAATCGTCACGGCTTACCTGTACGTCAATGCCCTTGTTGACCGCATCCGTTACCTTTATCTTTCCGTCCAGCAATTCGCGTATCTGCACGTCTATCGTGTCACTTGACAATAGGAAGTAAACATTCATAGTCTGCGTTTGCCCCATGCGGTCTATACGTCCTGTCGCCTGTTCCAGTTCTGCCGGACGTTGCGGCAATTCAATAAACGCCATGTTGTAACAATGTTTCTGCAAACCGTCTATACCTGTGGACAAAGATGCAATGTTGGCAAATAGGAAGGTCTTTTCTTTCTTCCATGTCTCAACCTTTCGCATCTTTTCTTCCGTGCTGTATTTCCCGGTCACAACCTCACTGTTCTTGAACTCCTTTCCAAGCCTTTCCAGTATGTCGGTTGTGATACCGAACACTATCATTTTTTCATCCTCGTTCGCCTCGCTCCATTCCTTTAAAAACTGTACTATAAACTTTATCTTTCCATTTATAGACAGTTTCTTCAATCCGGACAACCTTACAAGCTGCTCCGCACGTATGGCACGTTCTGCCGCCTCTATGTCAATATTAGCAAGCCATTCGATAAAGTCCTTTTCTGCCTTCTTATATTCCCGTTTGTTGGTTATCGGCACATTCACCGTCTGTTTGATTATAGGCGGTAATTCCTTCACGACATCGCGCAATTCCTTCCGGAAATAACAGTAATGCTTTATTACCTTGTTCAGTTCCATCGTACACGAAGCCCCGGTACATACAAGTCCAAACCGCGTTTTCTTTGCAGCGCAATATCTGTAGAGATAATATAACGAATCCGGGAATATCTCTTTAAATCTTCCAAGAATTCGTAATATATTGATAAGCTCCTGGGGTCTGTTCATAATTGCCGTACCACTTAATCCTATGGTTTTTTCTGCATTCTCCACGATTTTTTGCACGCATTTAGAGCGTATAGATTTCGGGTTCTTACATAGGTGTATTTCATCGATTACCGCTAATCCCCATTTCTTGGTAAGCGAACGACTGTAACGAAGTTTTACTTCTTTCTTACCTTCTTCCTTTGCACTACGTTTGAAAAGATAGTCATAATTTATTACCGTAACATCCGCTTTCCAGTCCGTGTTGGTCTCGTCCTTTGAATCAATCACATGTACCGTTCTGTTAGGGTTGCACAGCTTCCATTCGTTGACCCAGCTTTGTTTTACCGTTGCCGGACAAACCACAATGCAGGGGAATAGGTTAAGCAATTCTGCCAGTGCTATAGACTGCCTCGTTTTCCCTACACCTGGTCCGCAACCATTAAGGCAATTCCCATGATTAACCATATAGGACACGCCCTCTATCTGATAATCTCTTAGATGTAGCGGTAATCCCAGGTAATCAAACATTTCTTTCAACTCCTTTTCGTTTACAAGGGGCTTGATTTCCTTTAGAGGTATTTCTATCTGTCTTTCCGGCTTTTCGTTCTTGAAGCCGTTTCCATCCAAGAAATATTTTAACAATAGAGATTTTTCTAAAGAAGGTTCAAAATACCACTCTTTCAAAGCCGGGTTATATTTGGCTCCGAAATCACGTTTCATTTTATTTACAAAATTGGCGTTATAATTAAAGCCAATATAAACGTAGTCCTTATCTCTATACCAATATCTCATTACTAAAAAATTTACAAAAATAAGAGGCTTATTTTCTCAAACCAGCCTCTCCCACTATGTCAAACAAACAAAAGAAACTCAATCAAACATTGAATTTTTCCTTAAATTCCTCAAACGTGAAAACGGGTATTCCGTATTGCTCCGCTTTCTTTTCCTTGATGGTTCCCAATCCTTTTTCCTTCACTACCAAGCATGTTGTTTTCTTGCTTACAGAAGAACCTATCTTATGCCCCATATCCGTCAATTTCTTTTCCGTGTCCGGTGAACGAAATCCGGTAAATACAACCGTCATTTGTCCTTCAAAGGTCTTTTCTTCCAGTCCGTAATAAGTTATAGGAATGTGTGCAGAATCATCGTCATTTACCCACCAATCTTCAATACCTAAAACAAATGCTAAAGCTGTATTAAATCCGACACCTTCAACTTTGTCTTCAATGTCAGCCGCCCAACTTTCATCACATTCTTTTGCAAAATCGGCTACATCTTTACAAGTATATAACTTTAATCCGTCAAGAATTTTTTGGCATGTCTTTTCGGCTATTACACCCCCAAATTTATTATAGGCTGTCAATAATTTTGCAAAGTTCGTACCTTTCTTTTTTAAGTTTTCAAACTGTCTTGACAGTACCTTTGCACCTACATTTCCTATACCTTCAATCTTCTTAAGGTCTTCCTCTGATAATAGAAGAATGCTATCCGGTGTCTTGTATCCAGCGTTAAACAGTTTCTTTATTGTTGGTTCTCCGAACTCTTCAAAACCTAAAGTGTTGAAAAAATATACACATTTGGCAAGCATTACACCGTCACAATTTTTGTTGAAACAAATCAAGTCCACATTGTTTCTGTCCATCTCCAAAGGTTTCCCACAAACGGGACACTTGTCGGGCAAACAACTTTTTAAAGTAGGCCAAGACACGGTAAATATATGTTTCGGTATCACATCACCGGAACGGCAAATAATGACACGTGAACCTGGCATGATAAAGTTTTCCTTTACATAACGAGCATTATATGCCGTACACTTGGAAACAGTAGCTCCACACAATTCAACGGGTGTAATGTCAATTACCGGGGATAATCTGCCGTCCTTGGAAATCTGCCATCTTACATTTTCTACCTCCGTTTCCTCTCTTTCCGACCAATCGGGGTTTTTATAGGCAATTGCATAACGTGGGTTGCCGTTCGGCAATCTTCCAAGCTCTTTTCTTATTTTTGCGCTATCCACGTCTATAACAAGACCATCGCATTTGTAATCATTTGTTATACCCTTGAAAATATTGTCCATATATTCATTAAACATCTTTTCGCTATGAATGACTGATTCTACGAACGTTTCGACATAGCGGACTTTTACGGAAGAATTGTCATTCATAAAGGCAATCATACTTGCCTTGTTCCAATCCTCATTGGAATATCCATACCTTATATACTGCACGTCCCTCATATTTGGAGATACAGTAGGAGAATTGACAAGACCAGCTACCGCATTTCTCGCGGACTTGTAATTTGTCCGCTTCTTTAATGTCAAGAAAGTGGAATTACGGAAAATGGCTTCTCCGAAAGTATAATATCCTTCCGTTCTTTTCACGTCCTTAAATCCGTGGTTAATCATCTGTTCAAAATGAGAAGTACAATTCTGTCCTACCTCGCCATTTCCGCGCGTCCATGCCTTCTTGTTGTACTCGTCCACACATAAGGAAATACCGTCAAATTTAGGAGTGATAATCAGTCGGTCTTCATTTTTCAGTCCACATGACTTTACCCACCTTACAATCTCATCATAAGTTTTTACCTTTTCCAGGCTATACATGGGGATAGGAAGGGTTTCTTTTCTTCCCGAAACCTCGTCATTGACCCCTTTCTTGAACCAATCCGCATTAGGGCTGATTTTATGCAGTTGTTCTACAAGCGCGTCAAATTCCGCATCCGTTATTTCCGGTTCACCTCTACGATAGGCATTGTTATATTCTCTTATCTTCCCCTCCAGTATTTTAGGGTCTAAATTCGATTTTACCATAATTATCTTATAATTTTGAAAGTTCTGCACGCAATTTTTCTATATTGTCACATTCATTCCTCTTAACATCTTCTTTAGAAGTTTCCGTGAGAATAACATACGCTTCTGGAAAATTATCTTTCAATTGTTTTGTTGTATTGATATTTTCAAGCGCGCATTTTGTCCGGTTTTTGATATTAGATGCTTTCCTGTCTAACTCAATCATTCTCTTGACAAAAAGTTTTGCTTCCGTTGAACTCTTCAATTCATCAAATTCTGTATCAGTTATAAACGAATATACAAAATAATTAACTTCAACATAACTCACTATATTGTATATTCGTTCGTGTATAAAACTTGACAGATAAATACACCCTTTGGTTTTTACTACATTAGGGTATTTATCCATAAATTCAACAACATCTTTTGGTAAATTTTTCTTGAAATATTCGTCGGCAAATTTACCAAAATTCTCAAATTCTTTTCTTGACTGCTCTATAATAGGCTTGATTATACTTTTTGCAATCCTATCTTTTTCGTTAATTGTTAATCTTTCGCTTGCCATAACTAAAACTCGTTTTTCTTGTTAGCAATAAAGTAAATGTAATCGTCACTTCCAAACTTAAAATCTTTTCTCGGTCTTCCCTGCAACCGGGTATCTATTCCGATAGGGTTCAATTCAGACAACTGGAAAGTAAGGTGTTTAACATCTTCCGTTATATCCACCGCTCCGCGCACTTCATTAAACGGGTTATCCCTTGTCTTTGTGGCAAAATTTTCCACCATAAAAACTTTATAGGTTCCCAAAAAGTTTACCGTTATGAACTTGTATCCCGTGAGAGCTACAAGTGTCCATATATTTTCTATTAATTCGTTCATTATCCAAATTTTTTAAAGTCATTCACATAAACCAAATAGTCTTTCTCGTAAAACTTCCATCCGTCATACAACCTATCGAGATAATTTTTAATCATCCTCATGCAAGCGGCTTTCATATAGTTCTTTTTCTTATTTCTTTCGAGAAAGGCGTTCAATTCTTCGTAATTGTAACCGCCTTCTTCATTAAACAACTTTGAATCATCGTTGCTAAAATTTCTGATTTCGTTTATCTTCTCGTAAATGCTATTCTTAAGTTCTTCAAGTGATTTCATAACCTTATCTTTTTTGTTGTTTGACTTATCATCTCTTAATCTCACATTGCAAAGATAAGATTATGTTATGACATACGCAAGTGCTTATGTCATTTTAACATATAATTAACATATCACCCACCGAAAAAGTCCTTAGTCATTTTATCCCTTTTAGCCTTTATAATCTCGCTAATACCGTCTTTTTCAAGACCTTTCTTGTATCTATCTTTGAGAATAGAGGCTTTGTTTTCGTTGGACTGGGAGCCGAAAGAAGCGAACGCCACGTTTATATCACCTTCGCTTTCCGGCAATTCCTCACGATACCCCATCTGTTTTCCGCATACCTTGCAGTAAGGTATATTAATAGGTACGGTTCCCTTATCAGTATATTTGAACATCGGGCGTGTCTCTATAATTTCCTTCCCGAATTCCGTACATTCCTTGTTTTCACATTTCCAGTATATCATCTTTCTTTGTTTTAATTGGCAATCCTTCCAATACCAAGGTTACACAATCCTCGAAGCTCATAACTTTTGCACCGTCTTCTTTCCACCTGTTGATATCTTCTTCCTCTTCTTCCGGTGTCGGTCTGAATATCTTCCGGCACAACTCCCTTTGATACTCTTCGTTCTTTTCTTTATTATCACCATACATTCGGCATTCTCCCAATGTATTATAATAATCTTCTTCCGTCATTCCTGCCTTAAAGCAAGCAACCTTTATTGCTGCATTAGGCGTTATAAAACTTTTTCTTATATATTCTTCCATAATATTATTATTTAAAATGTCTACGTCCATATTCAGCCATCAATAAGGAATCTGCAAAATTATCATCATCCTTTAGGCTTCTGTTTGTTCTTTTTAAACTCACATCCGGGAAAATACGGTGTGCAGCCACGATACTCATTTTCTTTACGTCCTTTACTGTCTTGGTACCATCGTTTTTTGTTACCATCTTTATACCCTTGTGCATGTCCGACTGCCATTTTTTAGGCGGTATCTTGGTATAGGGTAATCCGGCAATCGCACAGAAAAATTCCGGCACGCACGAATTATAACCGAACGTAAACGTTCCTTTTGCCGAAGAACCGTATAATGCGTGCACATCCTCTATTACAGCGTGCCGGACTTCATACCCTTCGACAAAAGCAAGAAGTCTGTTTGCTGTTTCTATCATGTCCACCACCTTAATGTCCTTAAAGATGGGTTCTGCTTTGACAAAGGTTCCATCTTCCGCAATCATTGATACAAACCCCTTTGTTCCGGGGTCAAATCCCATAAATACTTTCATGTTACACCTCCAGTCTTGATATTCCGTTTTCTTTTATTACTTTAAGTTGCTTTATCTCGTCATTAAGCTTTGGCACATGCGTAACAATCAATATAGATTGTTTCAAAAACTCCGTAGAAGCTATTATATTTTCTATACCCAAAGAATCGCTGCTTTCCAACACTTCGTCCAACAGTAAAAAATCCATACCTCCGTACTGTTTTGTCGCGTTAATCATACTTTGTATAGCAATGATAAGAGCCACTTCCACACGTGCCTGTTCACCGCCCGAATAAAAGAAAAAGCTTTCCATTTCATCACGGAAAACATAGGGTGTTATCTCCTCTTTCAATGTTCCGTTCGCGTTCCGTTTGAAACCTTCAATCATCAGACGCAAATCGCTTTTCATTTTCTTTAGTACATCATTGGCCGCGCTTTGGATATTCTTTATCTGCTCCATTGCCAGATACATCTTAAAGTCTTTAAAACGGCTATCCCATTGCTGTACTTTGAAAATCTCGTTTTTCTTGTCAAGAATTTTTTTGTTGCCTTCCTCTATGTCCTTGGAAAGTTTTTCTACCGCCTTTTCCTGGTCTTTGATAGAGGGTCTTTCCGCTTTCTGCTTTTTCAATTCCTCTATATACCCAGTCTTGGAATCAATGAGAGAACGGTTTGTCTCAACTTCTGAACGCATCTTTACAATGGAGTTTTCATATCCCTTTTTCTCGCGTTCAAGCTCCCTTATACGGTCTTCCACCTCCATCATCTTATCAACCACCTTTCCACGACGGACACGCAGTTTACGTTCTTCCTCTTCCGTTTCTTTTCTTACATCCTGGTATTGGGAGATAAGGTCTTCCAGTTCGTTTATAGAGGTCTCATATTCGTTTTTCTTTACTGTATTCTTATCAATGGCTGTTTTATAAGCCTCTTTGTCAGCCTCCAGTTCTTCAAAATCCTTGTCAGCATCCATAAAAAACTTATGATTGCAGTTAGGGCACACAATGACGCCAGAAAGCAATACTTCGACCTTCTGTAATTTCTTCTCATAATCAGCTAATTTCAATGCGTAATCTTTACGCCTTTCTTCCTTGTTCGACTTGTCTTTCTTCAATCCGGCTATTTCCGTGTCTATCTCCTTATAAGTGTCCTTGTAAACATCCATATCGAAGTTTTCAAGCTCCTTGTTTACTTCTTCTTTCAGTTTTACAAGTCCTTCAATATCCTTGTCTACACCTTCGATATTCTTTTCCGCTTTGGGAATACGCGTCTTTACAAGGTCTTCATTAAGAATTTGTAAAGAATATATTTCTGACTGAATCTCACCTATAATACCCTTTTTCTTTTCTTCTGGGTCTTCGCTTAACACTTGCTGTATCTGTTCCTCATAGGCTTGTTTCTTGCCTTCCGCAACATTTTTCAAGCATTCTTCTTTGTGCAATTCTTGTTCCAATATTCCGACTTTTTCGGAAATCACACCTTTTGTCTTGTCAATATTGGAGAAATTGATAAAACGGCTTATCAAAGCAAGCTTTTCCGTATTGGAAGAACGAAAGAAAGACGAATAATTACCCTTGGTTACAATATAATAGGACTTGGCATCTTCCGGTGTAATCTCAATCCAGTTAATCACGTATTTGTTCGCATCCAGTACAGTAGCTACTGTTATAGGTGTCTCCGTATCATCTTTCTTTAGGGTCAGCGATACTTTGGAAGAACTTTTCAACGGAATTGTACGCTCAATTATCAGTGTTTCTTTCCGTTTTTGACAAAATATTTCAACCTTAGTATAGGCTTCTTTCGTTCCTTTACGTATCAGTTTCTTGTCTTCCTTTCCTCTTAGATTAACTCCATATATCGCGTAGAACAAACCTTGTGCATACGTACTTTTTCCGCTACCATTAGAAAGCTGGTCTTCCTCTGTCCGGTTCTCCCCAGTCACACCCAAAGTTTCTTTTGTAAAGGTGTAATCAAGTTCTTCAAATGACAAAAAATTTCTTAATATCAATCTTTCGGGGTACATAACGTCTCTGTCAATTTATTTTTAATTTCATTAAACAAATCCTTATCCGACAACGCTTTTTTAGCGTTATCCATTCCCTGTCCTAACCGGGTCTCGCCATAGTAAAACCAAGCACCCTTTTTAGAGCAAATACCCTCCCTTATAGACATATCTATAAGCTCTTGTACCGTGTCGAATCCTACACCGTACTCTAACATTACCTGGCATACACGGAAAGGGGGTGCAATCTTATTCTTTACAACCTTTATTTGTGTCTTGTTAGCGGTTGCCACTCCATCGGTCTTTTCCGTGCCTATACGAGCAAATTCCGCTCTTTGGGTAGCGTAGAATTTAAGCGCTTCGCCTCCTGGTGTGGTTGTTGTAGGGCCGAATCCCATACCCCCGATTTTCTGTCTCGTCTGATTGATACATAGGAGGATGTTTCCGTTTTTCTTACATACATTCTTTAAGATACTTAGCTGCTGTGACATAAGACGCGCTACAAGCGCTATTTTTGCATCTCCTGCCTCACCTTGCAAAACAGCTTCCGGCACCAATCCGGCAACCGAATCAAGCACTACCAATCCGATTTCCGGCACCTCCAGCATCTCACGCACGATTTCAAGCGCCTGTTCCGCACTATCCGGCTGTGACATTATCCACTTGTCGCGGCTTAAATCAACTCCAAGCGCTTTTGCATATTCCAGGTCAAGCGCTTGCTCTGTATCTACATATCCGACCGCTTTTCCAAGCGTTTTTTGTACGGATGCACTTAGATGTAATGCCGCAGAGCTTTTGCCGCTCGAAAATCCTCCGTATATTTCGTGTATTCTTCCAAGCGCAAAACCGCCTCCCAATATTTCATCTAATGCCATGCTGCCAGAAGACACAGTGTCTACCTTTATATCGTTGCCTACTACCGCTTCCTTTCCGAAGCGCTTTTCTATTCTTCCAAATAATTCTTCCAATCCCATTATAATACCTCCTTTAAAATTTCCATTCCTTCATTATAGGAGTAATCATTTTGTTTACAAAATTCCTTGAATTTGTCTGCAATATCGGAACCTGACAAAGCTTTGATTTCTTCTGCTGTCTCCACCTCTTCCGTTTCCAGTTCTACGGACTTAACTTTCACGTCCACACCAAGTTTTCTATATTCTTCCTTGTCGATAGAGGAAATTGCATCTTTTGTGCCCACGAATTCAACACGAATAAAATCTTCCTTGTTTTTCTTCTGAAAATCTTTTACAATCTTATCCGCTTGCTTGAAAGTCGTGTTTTCCAAGTTCACGGTGACTTTTCTGTACCGTTTTCCTTTTGACGGAATAAACGCGTATGTCAAATCATCATCCAATAACCAAAACCCCTTTTTATCATCTTCCCCGAAATTGTTCTGGGTAATACTTCCCAGGTGCACGATATTCTTTCCTATTTCCTGGAAATCGTGGTAATGTCCGGAAAAGACCATACCGAAATTCTTAAACAAAGAAGGTTTTATATCACTTTCTACCTCGCTACCATCATTATTCCTGCTTCCCTGGAAAGCAATATGAGTAAACAGCACGTGTGTTTTATGGTCTTTTTCCTTTAGTACATCTTTCATTTCTTTTAACCAAATCACATTATCGAAAAACGGCATAAAATAGCAGAATATACCGCCTATCCCGAAAGCGTCCAATCCGGTAATTAATCTGAACCCTTTATGGTATTTAAAAGCGTCCAAAAACGACCTGTCCGAACTATAATCGCTCTTATCGTGGTTTCCAGGAATGCAATATATTTTATGACCCCTCATTGCATACATATCGAGAATAGAAGAAAAAGCATTTAAAACATCTTGTCTCTGTGATATACGGGAATCGAATATATCACCAAGCCATACATGGCTGGTTATACCGTTGTCTTCCGCTACATTCAATTCCTGCCTCTGTAATTCCATTATCTCTTCGATATTGGACGGCTTCAAATGCCAGTCTGTACTTATTATCATTTTCCCGGTCATAATGCAGTTACCTTTAATGTATTGTCAAGATTTTTCAAAACATTATCTTTCTCTACTTCCTTGTCAAAATAGAAGCTCTCCCAGACATTGGGAATTTTTAAAGCTATTCTGAACTTCTTGGTTGACTGTGAATACCCCTCGTCATTGTATCTGCTGATAGAGGTAATCTTTATCCTTTTATTGTTTATCTGTACAAACATAATCTTACCAAATTATATATGTTCCGCTTAATCCCACAAACACATCAAAATCCTTATTGAATACTCCATATCCGGCACCTACAGACACCCCGAATCCAAATCTTTTCTTTTTCTCCGGTTTTGTCCACATTGTAACGTCACCTATCTTTCCGGGCAGTTGGGAAGTTATCTCCATACGGTTACTGTCCCCTATACGCTGGTTTGTCAATAGAAATTTGTTGGTTATATTGAAGTTAATCTTATACTTTGCCAGGTGCGTAGCCCACACCTGTAAATCATATCCTACCGTATCGGTTTCTTCCTTGAATGTATAGAGACTGTCCGTTTTCCTCAATTCGGAAACCTCTCTTTCCAGTCCTTCGTACTTGTATTTCCATTCAAATTCCACTGCCTCTACAAGTGCTTCCTTTTCCTTCAATCGATTGTATAATTCTTTGTTTTCTTTTTTCAATCTGGAAAAACTTTCAGAGTTGTAAATCTTCGTGTATCTGTTTAAGGAATCAGTATAAAATTCTACTTCATATAGCAACCTTTCGTTTTCCCTTGCCTTCTTGATAGATAGAAATAACAATACGAGTAATATTATCATCCCCGAAATGAGAATTATTCTGTAAAGATTTTTCATAATAATAGGAATAATGGAAGGGTAGAAATTACCCTTCCTTGTATGATTTATTTTGAAGTTCTCGCTTTCAAGTTTCTCAACCGTGATGCAATGGAATTAGGAACGCTTGCTGATGCTTCCCTTTCTTCAACTGCCGTATCTTCCGGTTTCGTCTCTTCTGTTCTTTTTTCTTCGTCTTCTGGCTCTTCGTAATCCTCAAAAGGCAGTTCGCCACCTTCCTGTGCAATGTCGTACCATTTACGGAGTTCTGCTACAGTCAACTCTTCCGGTAATTCCTTGTCTTCGTAGTTATCGGCAATGTAGGCACGGAGTTCCTTTTTGAGGTTCGTCAATGTAGGATAACCACCTGCTTTCTTTTCCGTCTTTGTTGGCTCTTCTTTCGGTTCCTCCGTTTTCACCTTCTTTGTCTCGGAGGCTTTTTTAGGAGCTTTCTTTTCCTTGATTTCGTCCTCTTCCGGAACCAACTTGTCAAGTTCTTCGAGCTTGTTCAAAAATACATCGTCCTGGAAAATACCGTATGATTGTTCCTCGTCGATTCTTTCCAGTCCTTCCAACTGCATATCCCAGTCTTTACGTGAAAATACGTCCACATACATATCATCCAGGGTAGGCAATTCTTCCATGATACCGAACACTTCGTCTGATACACGGTTTTTAGCAAAGAAATCGTCCCAAGTCTGGCGCTTATTAGCATCCGGCATTCCGCAAGTAATGTCGAAATTTTTCTTTTTGTTTTCGTCCGTGGTAACGTTAACAATCAACGGGTAACCTTCATCCGGGTCAGAAAATATGTCAAGATTAATTATTCCATCATCCGAACCTCCGGCACGTTCCATAGAAATGTTCTTCATTTTCTTCCACCAATCCGGGCGCAAATCAAGACGGTACACGTCATTTTCTGCCCATACATAAGCCACATAGTTAAGCATGGCCTTCATGCCCCATACCCACTGTTTCTGCTTGTTGCGATAACCACTGATGGGATAAAGGAATTTTGCGCGCTCGTCCTTGTCCTGGATATCGTTTGCCAGGTTATACACATGACTGATATAGGTCAACACTGCATCCTCGCCATTCATCCGGTTGCTGTGGATATCAGAAGTAAAGACGTCTCTTTGTCTAATTTCCTTCTTTCCGGTGTCTTTCCCGTCCTTGTCATATACCGCACACTCAATAGGCAGTTTAACCGTCTTTCTCGGCATATAGGGTTTCCCTGTCAACGACGGCAATACGCGCAATACATATCTTCCGTCTTCGTTCAGATTAAAAAATGAGGCTCTGCCGCCTTGTCCAAAACCACCGCCCATTGTTGCGGCTGCTTTTCCTACTGTTTCATCAATTGATTCTACACTCGCTTTCTTGTACTTACTTCTGTCAAAAGCCATAACACAAAATTTTTAAAAATTAATAATCGGTTTTCACTATCTTAAAAGTATTTATTTTTCCTTCAATAAGCTCTTTTTCAAAGTCTTGCGGTACAATCTTTGGCAACAAATTGTTAAGTTTCTTGTCCTTGCTTTGAACTGCCCAAAATAGGGTGTCTAACTTGTCACGTTTCGATTCTATCTCAATAAGGTTCATCAAGTTTTTCTGATACTGTTCATTGAGTAATATAGCGTCCTCCAATCCTTTTTCAGTCAGCTTAAAAGATTCTCCATCAATCGTTATTCTTCCTCCATTCGTAGCCGCTTCTCGCCTTAATTTCTTCCTCAAATTAGCTGCAAACACATCACAAAACAGTTTCTCTTCCTTCGCTTTCTTCTCATATTCAACTTTCATTAGACCGACCTTGTTAAGCAATCCAGATACCGTTACCGCCTCTCCATAGAGGTTCGAGTAATTGATTGTCGTAACATCGTCAAGTTCTATTTCTTCGTCCTTGTCCGGTGATACCAAAACAACGGTCTTGGTACCGATTTCTACCATAATTTTCATATCAAAATATCTTTACGTCAATACTGTAAACAATGAATTAACATTCGCCTGCAAAATATATTCTCCTCTGAACTTATCCCACACAATCACACCGTTAACCAACAAAATGTTCTTTTTACTACCCCTTAAAAACTCTCCGTATTCTTCAAACAACTCTGGGAAAATAGTTACATTTATAAACTCATAATTACTTTCCAATACTATAGTGGCAAATATGCCCTTCTTGCTTTTCCTCTCTATTATCTCAATCACATAACCGCCTATCACGGCACGACGGGTTTTCTTTGAATTAATGTCCCAAAATTTTATCTGCGACACATCCTGGAATTCCGTTTCGTCGTCTAATTTAGGCATATGATATTCATTTACCAAATCGTAATAATCAAAAAATGCAAAACCGGACGTTCTTTTTTGCTGCAACAGCCACCACCAATTATTGCGTTCTTTGCGGACTTTCATAATATTGGTAAGTAAATCCTTATCCTCCAATATCTTAACCCTTTTGTTCTCGCGGTACATCTCAATAAGCGCCAAACGGTCTTTAGGTTCCTGGATATTCTCCAATTCGTCGAACGCTCCTGCAAATATCAAATTCTCAATGACAGATTTATTTACCGGACTGCCTTTAATTACACATCTGTCTATAAATTCCTCCAAAGAGAAAAAAGGCCCGTTCTTCTTTTTCTCCTCCGATATATGTTCCTGTGCTCTTTCCCCACATTGTTTTACTGCGTTGAATGCCCAATACATACTGTTTGTACGATAATCGGACACAATGTTTATATCTGACTTGTTGATATCTACTGGATGTATCTTTATCTCACCGGACTGCTGTATTTCGTTTACATAATAAGGTATCTTTTCATCTTTCGCAAACGAGAATGTAGCACTCCAATACTCAATAGGATAATGTACCTTAAGCCATAGGCATATATAAGCGGTCATACCATAGCATACGGAATGAGATTTGTTGAACGAATATTTTGCAAACTCTTCCATTTGGTTCCAAAGATTTTCCGCGTATTCCTTTGTGACACCCTTAGAAGCAAAATTTTTTGCATAATTAGTAATAAACTTGTCTTTATAAAGTTTTATCTTCTTTAAATCCTTCTTCCCCAAACATTTACGCAAAAGGTCTGTTGTTTCAGAATCAAATCCGGCAAGTTTTTGGGCTAATAACATTATACTTTCTTGATAGACAAGTAGTCCAAAATCTTTCTTCACCACTTCTTCACCGCCTATAGGCATTTCTTCTGTCCAGTCCTTTTCCCCGTTCTTCCGCAAAATATATTCGTTGTGGAAATTGTTTTCCATAGGTCCAGGTCTGTAGAGAGCCACACATGCAGACAGTTCGTTTATGTTTTCCGGTTTCATTTTTACGCAATATCCGGATAATCCTGCTGAACCAAGCTGAAAAACATCTCCCAGCCATCCTTTACCTGCATACTCGAATACCTGCTTATCGTCCAAAGGCAAGCTGTATATGTCAATATCTATTCCGTGGTTCTCCTTTATCAAGCGTAACATTTCCTCGAACTTATCCAACTGTATGATACCCAAAACATCTTCCTTTAGGAAGCCTGCCTCTTCCACTTCCGAACCTTCCCAGTCCGTAACTACAAGTCCTTTTTGTGTATGTACGGGCATCCATTCGTAGGATGTTTTTCCATCTGGCAACACTACGGTTCCACACGCATGCACCGACTGGCTTTTAGGTGAACCAAGAACTACCAACATGTCGTTGAACGTTTCTGTATGTTCCTTCACGAACTTCTTTAGGTCTTCCTTTCCGCATACAGTCTTAAAAAACTCCTCTATCGTCTTTTCCTTGTCATCTCCGATACAAGCGGTAAACCATCTGTATAACTGTACTGGTATGCCGTCTGCACGCGCCATGTCCGATATTGCCTCTTTTAGCTGGAGAGTAGTATAGGTGCCAAGCGAACAAACCTGCTCCTTACCGAACCGTTCTTCCATGTAAGCTTTTATTTCGTCTCGTCTTCTGCCTGGGAAGTCGGTATCTATATCTGGCATTGACCCTAATACGGTCTTCGCCCGACGTTTTATTTCAATATTTTTTACTATCATACAACTATTCGTTTATCAGTTCGTCACCTTCTTTTAGCTCTTTCGCTCTGATTATCATTTCCTCGTCATTTCTGATAATCTTTATAAAAGCATTTCCGGATATTTCTTTTTCTCCGTTTATCATTACCACTTCTTCCTCTTCATGCCGAATTAAACGACCCTTTGTCAAAAATCGACTGAATAGGAGTTCGTATTCCAACGGGTTTACATTAACAATACCAAGAAGATAGGAAACGAGGCTTCCAGCGCTGCTTCCGCGGCCCAATCCGACCAAAATGTTATTATCCCTTCCCCATCTGATAATGTCCCTCAGCATCAGAAAGTAGTCCACTACATCGCCTTCTTCTATGATGGATATTTCCGTGTTCAGTCTTTCCGTCAGTTCTTCTTCACTGTATCTATCCAGTATTTCCGGGTGTTCTGCCAGTCCGTCAAATACAAGCGATTCAAACATTTCTGTATTGGACGAATATTTCTTTTTCTCCTCTTCTGTCATTACATATTGGGGTGCATGCCGTACTTGTGTCTCCAGCAAATAATTACAATTTACCGATATGTAATTAAGATTTACCAAAGCTTCTTCAAACAGTCCGAAAAACTTGTCTTCGTCCAATATCAGTTTTGACAGTTCTTCGTAATACTCTTGATAGTTCTTCATGTACTGGTTGTCACTCTCATAATTCACTACCTTTGCCAATCTGTTAAGCTTTTCTCTTATAGGGGCATACCGTCTTTCCAGGTACCAAGCGTCACATACCGCCACGGGCTTATACACACCCACGAACTTTTTCAGATTGTCAAGATATTTTTTATCCCGGTCATTCTTCTTGTATTCCACGGTATCAAGCTGGTAATAGGTATCATTCCATTTTCTTGACAATATGGGGAGGTTTTCAAACGTACATGTTTTCGGGTCAAGTAGCAGAAAACATCCGTCTTTCATTTCCTGCAATTCCTTTTCCGTAATAAAGCCTTTTTCGTCGACATTCAGAATCTTGTTTATTTTCAATAGGTTGCTCCACCCTTCCTTATTCTTGACTATCAGCTTTACTGTATATCGCACGTCCTTCTGTTCGTTATATACGGTAACTTCCATACCGAATATAGGTCTTATGTCGCTTTTTAGGCACGCATTCTGAAACTTGAACGCTGATGCAAGCGTATTCTTTTCGCATATACCCAGCGCCCTTATCCCCATGAATTTCGCCTTTTCTACCCAGTCGGAATAGAAGTGCATCCCGTTCATCAGCTCAAAATTGCCGTGCACCCCTATATAGGTGTCAAGCCTCAAACTTTCGTCAAACAAATTCGCTTTTCCAATATACTGCAATCGGTTAAGTTTTACCTTGTTTTCGTCTCCCTTTTTCAGATAATACCATACATCACCGAACCGGAAAACATAATTGTCACATTCTGTCCTGTCTCCTACCCACTGGAACGAATCGTCAAAGAAAATTCCGTTATCCTCTTTGTCCCATTGGAAAGGCTCGAACAACTCGAATGTCTGCCCATCAATTTCTACGATATAATTATCTAAAGCATTGAAAGACAAAAAGTTATCCTCCAAATATTTGATTAAATCTTTATACAACTCTTCCATGATTTTAGGGTGTAAAGGGGAGTGAAGTGTATTTTACTTACACTCCCCGTGAAAAATCAAATCTAAATAAAAACGGCAAGTTTATGATTTGTCAAAATGATTCCTGCAACAAACGGAAACCACGTTATAATGGGTTCCTATTTCCTTTGCAATCCGGCTGAATGAACGTCCGTCATTCTTTGCGAGTTCTTGCCACACCTTATATGATATACTCCCTTTCTTGTACGGGTTTTCTCCTTTAGGTGAAAGGTTGAACTTTTTCTTGACATATCCCTTTTGGGTATTTATCGAAGTTTCCTTTGCATATTCTTCAAGCGTCTTTCCTTTTGCTTCCAGCCTTTCGACAACTTGCTGCAAAAGGTCTTCTTTTCTGAATCCGGAAACATTCTGCATTCCAAGCTTCCGTCCCACATTTCTCAAAGTCAACAGAGAAACTTCCATCACTTTTCCTTTTTCCCAAATACGGCATCCTTAATCTGCTGTACGCGTTCTTCCGTTGAACCGGAAACAGAAATGTAGGGTATTCCGTAATTATCGACAATCTGCTTTATTTTACGGTCTATTTCCTTCTGGTACTCCTCGTCTTCCGAACGTACACTGTCACCCTGCAATCTGAATGTGATAGGAAGATAGACAAGCAAAGGGAATTCATATTTTCGCTTTACAATCTGTCGTTTCTCCTTAAAGTCTTCTTCTGCCAGGTTATTATATTCCGGGTCTTTTGGACTGCAATTATCAAAAAGCCATGAAGTGTAGGCATTCACATCAATAATACATCTGTCGCTAATGGAAGGCTGTTTCATGGCATCTTCCATTATTTGAGTGTATTTATCGAATATTTTCTTTTGTGATTCGGACGTGCCTTCTTCATTAATGGTTATCCCTTCTTCTTCAACCATCGTTCTGACAACATTCGTATAAAACTTCCAGTTATCAAATTCCGGTTCGTTTTGCAAGGCTTTCAATAGGGTTGTCTTCCCTGTACCCTGCGCCCCGGTCATTAATATTTTATCATAATTTCTCATCTGTTGTCTCCTGCTCCATGAATTTTGTCACGTTGTTTGCGTGAAAACAGTTTTTCGATATTCTGTTCGGCAATCTTTTCCGTATCAAGACCAACACGGTTAATCATGCTGTTTATAACCTTCCAAGCGTTTTTCCAGGCTTCCAAAACAGCTTTCTTTCTTGCTTCCGGAAATACATTCTGCTCGGCTTCTTTCCAATCGTCACGCAACCACTTTTTAACCTGGTCTGCAATCTTTCCAACTTCCACGGGCAAATCAAACACGCCCGCACCTTCCGCATTTGCCAGCGATTCTTTCCAATCCCAGCCTTCAATATCGAGATTGCACTCTTTGCGAATCATAGCGAGATACCAAAACATATCTCCAATTTCTTTAGAGATTTCTTCCGTTTCTGCCTCGTTATTGATTTTCTCATAGGTTTCTCCCATCTCTGAACACAAACCAAGTGTTACATAGGACAAAGCCACTTTTTCGTTATAGCAAGCTGTGGTAGCCGCCTTTTCTTCATACTCAAAATACGTCATATCTTTTGTTTTTTAATTGTACTGCAAATATAACAATTTAATTTTGAGATAAACAAATGTTATCTCCATTATTTTAAGTCTTTCATATCTATTTTTTCTAACCATCTCATTTTGAAGTAGGTATAAGGAATCTGTTCCGGTATGTCATTAACCCATATTACCACATTATCGTCATTTGGATGGTTTATTTTCACCTTATATTCCTTTCCCTTGTATATCACTATAGTGCCTGGTTTCAATAGGTGGAACCTGTCCCAGAACATAACCGACTTTTTCGTTTTCTCCGAATATTGCAAGTTCGGCAACCCGTATTCCTGCAAAAATTCCTTCAAATAAAAATCAGAAAACGCCTTGTCACTGTCGAACATTGTTCCAAGACGGAACCTTTGTTTCAAATTCAGAATCTTTGCCTTCTTCTTCTCCGCTATGTCCTTATATATCTTCACAAGCTCGACACTCTCTATACGATTGTAAACTATCGAGCGTAATTTACAACTCAAATACTCCAATTGCAAGTTAATTACAAACTGCTCCAGACTGATTTTCCGTGATTTTTCCATGTCCTTATTTTTGACTTCAAATCTAACAAAAATTAGGGTAAATGGCAAAAAATCAAGACTATAAATGCTTTGTGTAATAATTAATCGGTTCCGTCATATTATCAAGCGCCCATAGAAGTTCTTCTTGTGTCGCATCTCCGGGGTCTTTCTTTTTGTCTTCCAGTTCGGCAATCTGCACATTGAAGTACCTTTGTAGGGTCATTGATACCGTCTTAATCATTTCCGGTTTATCCGGGTCATACATCAAAATCACATTCCTTATTCCCGGCTTGTCCCTCAATAGCTTTATCTGGCTTAACCCCATATTGTTACCGAACGTAAACACGCACTTTATATCGGGTGATTCGTAGAGATGCAATTTCGTGTCAACCGATATATAGTCAAACATCCCTTCTACTATTATAACCGTGTCCGTCTCGTCCGTTATATTGTCATATCCCCCTATCACATGGGAGAATCCGTCACGCGAATTTTCATACCTCAATACAAGCTTTTCCGTGCCCTCCTTAAACCTTTTAAGGTTCTCTTCATGCCATTCCTTACTTTTCTTTGAACGTGCCAGCCATGCGGCTAATTTGCCGTTCATGGTAAACTGGAATATGAACTTATCGTGCAGCTTTCTTTCAAGAAAGAATTTTGTTTCTGCCGGACGGAATTCTTCATAATATCTTTTCACAAATCCCCTCTTATCCAAATATTCATCCTTGTCTATATATTCCAGTTTTTTAGGAAGGGTGCATTCCTTGATTTCCTCTGTTGTTTCCTCTTCTTCGTCGTTTATTAGAGGGGTCAATTTCTGCATCTTTATCGTGTTCTCGTAATCCTGCTTTATGAGGTCTTTCCTTCCTATCTTTTCCAAGAACTTTTTTAAGGTGGTTTTCATGCCGCATTTGAAACAATGGAATGCACCGTTATTCCCGGCATCATTGAACTTTATCCCCCATTTCCCTTTTTTATTGCAAAAAGGACATTCCTTGTTCCTATCCTGCATGAAACCTTTTGCTCCAAACAAAGATAGGTTCAGTTCGGATATTACCTCGTTTTTATCAACCCTAAACATCTCCCTTTAAACTAATTCATAAATAATATATCCCAAAAAAGATATTCTTTCTTTACAGTCTTTCACCTTCTTTTTGCAAAACACATCAAAACCTCTTTCCAGGTTACTCTCTTTCATGGAGCAATATTTTCTTGAACTGTATTTAAGATTCTCGACTTCAAAACCGCAATACTTGGCAAATGTTTCTGCTCTGTTTTCAACTGCTTTCAGCACCTTTTCCTTGCTACCATAAATTTCTGAACTAACCCAGGAAATTTCTGCATTTTCAACGATAACTTCTCTAAAACATTCCATACTCTTATCTTTTATTTGTTTGACTTCTTTTCTCGCCTCCCTTAAGAAGACATTACAAAGATAAGATTATGTTATGACATACGCAAGTGCTTATGTCTAAATTGTCTCTGTTTTAACATCATTTTGCTTTTCACCGTCTTCATCCTTTTTCTTTCTTGTCTTCTTTCCAGATGTAGAAGAAGTGAAACCCTTATCACCTCCGTAATATTCGGCTGTCAGCGCCTTGTCACAAAAACGTCCCCTGCCGTAATCCGTCACAATAGGGAAGGTATCTTTTACCGTATCATAATCACGTACTTTATCCATATAAATACGCATTATGTTCTGTTTCTTCTCCTCTCTTGTCCGGTTCCCAGTAAACACAAAAGAAAACGGCTTTACCAATGTCCTATCCCCTTCCGTATAACTTCTATCTATTACCTTGTCCGAATTGTCCCATATTTCCAACGGCACATTCCCAGCTTGTGCTGCCGTAAATCCCACCATTTTAAACTCTACACATAAGTTTTTTAAAAGTTGTGCACATGTCTGTAATTTTTCTTTTTTGAATGTAGGGTTATTGTCTACAACACGGTTTGTTCCGGTTGCCACAAGGTCTAATGAATCCAATATCAATACATGCGGATAATAACCGTTTTTCTTATAATAGGAGACTATCACATTACGAATATCCACCATAGTAGCCTGCCCGAATTTTTCAAATGAATAAACATCTATGTCCTTGGAATAAGATTTCATATTTTCAAAGGCCTTTTCTATTTTTTCAGCCAGTTTATCATCTATGACACCTTTTCTGATATTCCCGTATTTTTGTCCAGTCCAAAACTGGTCGTATCTTTCCAGACACGCACGCGCACCACCTTCCAACTGTATATGTAAGACTGGGTGCCCGTCAAAAGCTGCCTGCATACCGTGATACCTCAATACAGTAGACTTGCCGACACCCGAACGCATTATCCATAACACGGTATCTTCCATTGTAGCACCACCTTCCGAAATCTGGTCTATCTTATCAAGTCCGAACATTACACGTGACGGGATTTCCCCCTCTTCTTCTTCCCGTCTCCTCTTCATTCGCTTGTCAAAATCGGAGAACACTTTTTGGAAACCGCCTGCCTCATGCCTTAATGATAGGGATAGAATTCTTTGGCTCTCTTCCGCGTTTACCCGTATAGCGTCTTCTTTCTTCCCCTCTTCGTACAAATCATGTACTTTTTTGGAAAGTAGCTGGAATTCAACGTCTTTAATGTACGCTTCCAACTGGTCTATAATAATTTCCTTGTCTACTTTAGCGGCTGACTGCACGGCATCTATCGCCTCAATCACAAAATCACTGTCAGCGTATTTTTGAGACACCACACCCAAAGAAGGAACCTTATCTTTTTCCTTTAATACTTCTGTTGCCTCTTTTAATAAAAATTTGAAACCGGGCCACTCTTTGGGTATCAACTGATAGGTCAGATTATTTACCACCATTCGAGTGATATTCAAATCCATGTATACAAGCTTGAATAATTCTGCCATAAATCCGGCAGACAGTTTTTGCGCCATCTTTTTTAATTTAAAAATTGGGGCTACAAACGTAACCCCTTAATATGAGAAAAACAAATTGTTATTGTTAAATCAAACCAATCGATTTTCTTAAAAAATTTCCTGCGTTCTCTACTGATACACCCAACTTTCTCTGTATCAAAGAAACCATGTTATTGACTTGTTCTTGTGAATCCAAATTTCCTTTCACAAATTCCATCATAATGAATTTTTCTAAAAATCTTTCTTTCATAACCTTATCTTATTAAAGATTCAAACAACAAACAGACATATCACATTCTTCATCGTACTCATAATCAAACAGTTTTCCTTTGAAGTAATTTTGTAATCTTTCAAATGCGCTTTTGTTTTCTTCATCCCAAGCTATCGTTATCATGTTAACACGGGCAAAAGTTATTTCAACACTAACTTTTGCAACCTTTGAAAGAGTGTTTTCTAACATTTGTTTCTTGGCTTTAAATACTGAATTCATAATCTTATCTTTTTGTTGTTTGACTTATCGTTTTCCTTATCACACCACAAAGATAAGATTATGTTATGACATACGCAAGTGCTTATGTGTAAAATATGGGTTGTTTAACATCATTTCACAATAAAGACAATGCTTTTATAATTCCAGCTTCTAATGCTTCCTCGTAGGTGTCCCACAGACCGCCATCATTAGTCCCCCTGGAATCATCATCTTCCTGCCACGTTCCGTTATCGGCTTTCACTATAGCATAGCCATACCCTACGGCACTTCGGTATATTTCAATATGTAGGTTCTTGGTTTCACGCAGCCACTTTTGGGCAATGGATTGAGTTGGAGCAGAGATAGAGTAAACGTCTGTATTATAATTCTGGGCATCGTAGCTTTCATCTATCTCATACTCAGGACCACTACCTCCTTTATACACCAATTCATAAAAGCTACTAACATCTTCTTTAAATCCTGCCGCCTTTAGTAGCTTCGCTGTCTCTAATGTTACAAGTTCTTCGGTCATAGCTGTATAAATAATCTAATTGTTAGAACAATAGTCGTAATGATAAAGATTAATGCAAAATATTTCCATATTTTTACAGTAGCCTCTAAACCGTACTTCCGTTTGTCAAACTCACTTAAGGCATAATTCAAAGCCTCGTCTTTCAATCCCTTAAGCTTATCATTCAAAGCCTCGGTTATATCGTCTGCGATAGTATGCTTCACCCTTTCTGACACGGATTCCGGATAACCCCTCTCTTCATAATTCAATTCATTCAACAAATCATAATGGAATATATAGGGTATTCCGTTTACTTCATAGGAGAGCTTGATACCGCTTTCTTTGATGTATTTCAAAAACTTTTCCTCGGCAATCTCGTTTATCCTTTCTTGGTTAAATTCTGACTGCTTCTTTATCTCATTAAAATATTCCTCGTCAACAATTACACAGTTGTTTTCGAGTTTCATTACATGTGCTTCCATAATTATTCTCCTTTCAGTTTCTTTATCAATACATCAGTATAATTAATTGATTCAATAGCTACTACTTCTATTGCATCCATCTTTTTATCTGGATGTTCATCCAAATACATACCCAAATTTTTCATAAAGAAACTGTTTGAAATCAAAGCTTGCATTGCAGCCTTTGCCAGTTCATAACGCCTCTGTTCCCAATCAATTTTCTTTTCTTCCATCTTTAACCTCCTTATTAGTTTTAACAAACCCCTTTTGAATGCACCAACACAGCATATAATAGGCTGCATCTATCAACTTCGGCATTTTTTCTAAACGAACGGTTCCATTATTCGTTACGTCTACATATTTGAGCCACCACAACCCCACTTTCTTAAATATGTACAAATCATATACTTGTACTGATTCTGGCAACTTATCCAGAATATCCTGCAAAGTATAAGTAGGAAGGATTTCATATGACATAAATCCACAAGTCTGAAATTCCTTATGTAAACTCAAAAACCATACACCTTTTGATTTGTCGTCAATACGGCTTCCATGCGACACTCTTGCCCAATATATACTTGCATCACTTGTATCTAATCCAAGCTCCTGCAAGTGCTTCATTTGTTCTATTGATAATACTTGTTTTGATTTCATAATTCGTAAGATAAAATTACAACCGTTAATGCAATGAAAATGATTGCTACTATCAAGGCGATAGATAGACATCCCTTTTCGTATTCTTCATCTTCTGATGGTGTGTTTTCGTTATACCAATCTAATGGATGTTTTAATTTCATTTCTCACTCCTTTCTTTCTCCTTTTTAGCTTTATCACAAGCCGACTTTTTCATTGCATACGGACAATCGCAATTCCCGTATCTTTCGTTATACCAACAACAATAGTCACACTGGTGCATTATTTATTCCTCCATCTATATTCAAAATACTTACAGTTCTTCGCCTGCTTTCTTGCCGTTATGCGTCTTTTCAATGCGTGACAATACATCTGAAAATTGGCACATATCTCATAATGCACGCATATACTGCAATGCTTTTCTTCTGTATTATTCATCGTCTTCTCTCTTCATAAAACACATCCATATTGTTTTGCTCTGCCTTCCAGTGGTATGTCCAAATAGAGGCTTAAAAGGGATAACGGACAAAACTTCTGAAGCTTTTATCTCACTTTCGTTCCATTTGAAAATGAGCGTTCCATTAGGTTTCAAGACGCGCATACACTCGGCAAATCCGTCGTGTATAAGTGATTTCCAATCTTTTGGCAGTTTACCGTATTTCTTAGCCATCCATGAGGTTTCACCAAGTGTTTTTAGATGCGGTGGGTCAAACACCACCATATAAAAAGAATTATCCTCAAACGGCAAATTAGTAAAATCGGCTATTACATCCGGTTTTACATCTATAGTTCTGATTCTATCTTTGTCCTTAGCTGTAAGTGTTTCTGAACGCTTGTCTACAAATAAAACCAAAGGGTTATGCTTGTCAAACCAAAACATTCTACTGCCACAACAAGCATCTAATATAAGTTTATCGCTTTCCATTGTTATTCCTCCTTATCTGTCTTAATGTCTGTTACTTTGCCACGATTGATAAAATACTTACAATCAATAAACCAGCAAATTATCTCAGCACTACGATTCTCTAATTCATCACATTCTTTACGAAGAGAACATACACTACAAGAACTAACGTTACTATAATTCACAGCTTCATGCAGAATTCCGTCTATTATTATTCCGTTCTTTACTTCCATAATCAAATACAATTAGGGAATTCAGCCGATTTATTACCTTTATTGTCTGTATATACACAAACATTTTCTCCTTTTGAAGAAATTTTGTCAACCATGCAGCCGCACTTCGTACACTTTTTATGCGCATTGTTAGGGTTGTTTATCCATCTATGCCCTTTTCTGTTTTCTGCACCTAACTTTGTTCCTCTATTAAATCCCATAATCAAATTCCTTTTCCGTAAACTTTTACAAACTCGCTGACATCCATATAGTCTATACCAAAATTCTCGGCCGTTTTCTTGTCACTGTCCGAAAATTGCCCTTCAAGACCGCTTGCATCACCAATCATCAAACAATCTTTTTCACTTAAACCAGCATTCCATGATTTATAGTTGTTAAAAAGTCTTTCAAGCATTCCAGTATTAGGCTTTCTCATAGGGTTTCTTCTGTCATTGCTTTCACAATACATAAAACGCGTATCAATGCCGCAATAATCCATTATACTGTCATTCACGTACTTACATTTTACATAAATAGATAATTGCAACACCAACCCTTTTTCTATCCCTCCTTGGTTTGTCACGATAAAAATTACTTTGGGATTCAAATTCTTTATTGCATCCAGGACATCAAACTTAAATTTCATATCCCATATACCCTTCGGGAACGTCTCACCGCTTGCAGTTTCTATTAACGTCCCGTCCATATCACAAAATAAAACCTTGTACTTTTTCATTTCTCGTTCCTTTCTTTGTTTAAATTTTTATCTTCACATCGAACTATTTTATGTTTCTTGCAAAATCTGATTGAATACCTTACTGCCTTCCGTATGTCTTCATACTCCTTTATACTGTACACGTTGTATGTACGGAGTTTTCGCATAATTTCCTCTTCCATGAAAGGAAGTATCTCTTTCTCAAACCTGCTCATTTCCTATGTGTTTTACGGTTCTTGTTCCTTTTTCTGCGTTTCGCAATCTGCTTGTTTGTACATCTATCATTTTTTGAATGATGTTTTCTCCTTTTAGGTATACCACACGGTTCTAAAGGAATATTCATATATGGATTACAAATCTCATAATAGGTGTTATCATTCCAAGAAATTTCGTTCTGCATATTTTACCCCTCTTTCTTTTTAAGACTTATATCAATTGACAACCTATCGGCAATTTCTTCCTTAATTATCTCCCTGCACAAATTCCTTATCATAGAGTAATCACCATGTCTTTGTATCTCGTTGGAAACCATACAACGAACCCACCTCTCTATATCAACGTCATTCCCGTAGGTGTTTTGAAAGATACGTTTAACCTCCTCTTTCACAATTGGAATCATAATTTCCTTTATATCCTCTTTAGTCAACTTTAATTCGTTGTGGATATAGTTCTTTACTTCCCTGTATCTATATTTACTCATAATATCTAAACCTCCACTTTTGTATAATTACTAAATTTACAATAAAGATATTTGCTTGAAAACCATCCTAAATGGCTTTTATCATTGACATATTTACAATAGGTTTCCCATTTATCCTTATGAACAATCTCGTACATTACGCCTTTGTACATAAACACATCTCCTTCTTGTAAATTTGAAATCTTAATTGTTGTCATATTAACCCAATCCTCTTTAATCTTTTTCTAAAATTCTTTTCATTCAAAGCTTGTTCATAATAGCAATCCGGTTCAATAACTACTTTATTTTTCATTATAGGTTTCCCGTTTAATACAATTGAAACTTCGTTGGTAATAGAAACTCTCTTTATCTCTTTCGTTTTCAGATTAAATGAAAATAGAATATGACCCGGAATCTTTTTCTTCTTATCCGTCAATTTATATTCATGCTGTTTCTTTTGAATATATTCTACCTGGTTTTTAGATAGATTACTTTTTATCAAATCGGGAACTATTTCCATATCAATCACCGTTTAAAACAAACAACAACTCTCTTGCTTTCCTATAGGTATCAAAACCTTTTACGTTCACCCATTCAGATGAAAGACGTTTGTCTTTTCTGACTTGTACGCAATACACGACTATCGGAATACAGCCGTTATACCTTATTTCTTTCACAATCCTATATCTTTCCATGTCAGATACAATTTATCATAAAAGTTTTCTTGTCAATCATACCGTTTTCTGATTCTTCTACCAAGTCAAAGAATGTATTAGTATAACAAACATGTTCTTCTATCATTATACATATTCCATCACCGGGATAATATTCACACGAAACATCATTGTTCCAATCTATATGCTTTTGTGCTTCTTTAGCTACATTATCACAAGCAATCATATACTCTATGTATTTATTAGATGCTTTTCTTATTTTGTCAAATAAATTTCCTTTCATTTCTTTGTCTCCTTCTTTATCTTTTCATAGCACTCTTTACAAAAAACAAACACCTTTCCGTTTTTGATTTTAACTTTAAAACCATCTCTCCTTAAATCAGTGCAAGTAGGTTTTAATTCTGCATAGTGATTTAAACCATTTCCGCACAAATCACACGAAACTTCATACCATTTCTTTATCATTTTCAATCTCCTTTCTCCTTAATCCGTTCCAGTACATCCTTGTTTGCTTCGAGTATCTCATCGAATGAGGGAATAGGTGTCCACATGTCACAAACGTAATCGCCATAATCTTCAAATTCAAAATCCGGCAATGTTACAACACGAGGTCTCCCACTTGGCATAGGTATAATAAATCCACTTACTATCGCTCCGTTTGATACCATTCTACAAAGAACAAGTTCGTTTTGCTCCGGCAACCGTTCCTTAACGCTTATCCACGGAGACTGCCTTGACTGCCATTCAGCACCTTTTCTGAACATGTTTAGCATTGCTTGTCTCTGATAGACTAATTCACCTTCAACTACTATTGCATAGCTTGACATAAGTTCTTGCATTGCCGCTTCTTCTACTGTCTGTTTCATATCAATAACTTTTTGTTTTCTTATATCTACCGCATTTCTTGCAGACGTAATATCTGGCGATATATGGTAATTATATACAAGTTTACACTTGTATCTATTTGTTAATAAATTTCTTAACTGGGTTATACCCAAACCCTCTATAGGGTGGCATTGCTGCATCCCCCTTTACTTTTCTCATGATGTTGTAGGCTCCGTTTATATCTGCATTGAGTAAAATCCCGTTCTTTGTTCTGAAAAGACCTCTTTTTACTCTCTTTCCAACATAACTATCATGATGTTTTATCTCCTCTAAATCTAAAGAACTGCATTTCGACGTGTGAGATTCGTTTATTTCAACAAATCTTAGTCCTTGTCTTTCAGATTTATACCTTAACATTGATATGAACGTCTCAAACGGAATTGAAACAAAATTCTGATTGTTTCTTTTACTCATATTCACTTCCTGTTTCCATCCGTCATTATGTCCCACTATCAATGTCGTTATGTTGTCTTCCAGGCACATGCCTACAATTTCCTTGCTTGCCTTATGCAAATAATCCTTGACCTTATTGTTTCTCTTTCTTGTAAGGTTCATTAACCGTCTCGAATTTTCCTTTCCATTTGTTTTCTTTAATTGTGATTGAACTTTAGCTTTTTTCTTGTTATAATACTGATTGACAGACTTTAATTTCTTTCCATCTATCAAAACAGCCTTATTGCTCGTATTCGTTACAATAGAAGCAAAGTTGTTAACCCCCAAATCAATAGACATATATCTATTGTTATCTGGTAACTGTTCCTTTACCTCCGATTCATACACCAATTCTATTACATAACAGTCTGCTTTCGGAACAAATCTGACTTGCTTAACCGTTCCTTCCTTACATCTGGTTTTCAATGGTTGCAAACCTTCTTTCTTTGGAAAGTAAATATATTCTCCTCTATGCTTAAATTGTGCATAAGAATAAGAAAATATATTTCTTCCTTTTGTTTTATGCTTGTATTTCGGGAATTTAGGACATCCAGTAAATTTCTTGTTATCCCTTTTCCATGCTTTAATGGCTGAAAAATAAGATTTCAAATTTCTATCCAAAGCCATAAGTATTTGCTGGGAAGAAGAACCGCTCATAGCCCTAAAATCAACATTGTTTTCTGCAACCATCTTTTTGTTAAGCTCCACAGACCTTATCCATTTCCCGGAAACAAGAAATTCTTGCTTTATGATATACAAAGCCGCGTTATACAAGTTCTTAGATAAGAAACAAATCCGGTCTAAATCCTTGTACCTCTTGTCATTGACTGTTATTATATGTTGCTCCGTTAAATACATATCGCAAATATAAATAGAATATTTTAAATTTCCTATTTATTTATATAATTTTTAGTGCAAAGTTCTATATAGTTACCTATATTTATTACATCCTAACTCATCCCATGCCGTAACCTTTCTCTCATACATCAGTTCCCATTCATGGCGGCAGAACCATTTCTTTATGATAGCATTCAGATTCATATCCTAAAACAAAATCTTGAATTTCTTCCCTTTCAATGTCGGCAATCTCTCTTCCACAAACTTCCTTAACTCTTCCTCCTCAATAGGAAACAAAGGATTGTACTTGTACTTGAACGTGTGAATGTATTGCTCATTCAGCATTACATCAAAAATTAGCGTCTTCATCTAAAATAACCCTCCATCCACAACACAGCTTCTTCTATTGTTTCCACCTTTTTAAACTCCTTCGTGACACAACGCTGCATGTATTCACAGCATATGTTTTCTTCATCGTCAAAATAAATGTTGTACGCCCCGTTATCATCAGCCCCGATACATGCTATTCCAAGCTCCAGGGCATTCTGCACCTCTTTCGGTTCGGTTGAAAAATAGGCGTAAACCTTTTCACTCTTTACACCCTGCAATCCGTTAAGTTCTACAATATTGTTCAT